CTTACGAAGTTAACTGGGAAGAGCTTTTTGTAAAGTTTGATGAAAATAATAATAACGTTCTTTTAATTTCAAACGATAAAAATTTTAAACATCAGAATACTATGTATATAGCTATACCGCCTAATACACCTGGTGTTCCAAGGTATGATTGCGTTACTGATGACGGTATGTTTCATTATAATGCCAAGCAAGGAGAACATCAGGGAATAGAAATATTTTATGATGGGAAACAAAAAATATTAAACTGGTAATCAATTAGTTATAATATTTTTTAAAAAAACATTTGCATTTAGGTGAAACTTTTTCATATCTTTGTCGTAGAAATTAATAAAAACAAAAAAATAAAAAAATAATCAAATGTGTGGAAAAAGAAAATTTTCACATATTTAAAATAAAAGATAAGAAGTCATGTTCACTTTAAACTTACATACAAATAATAATAATACAACGATATGCAATATTAAGCATATTAATAAACACGTTGTGGAATTCAGGTATGTAGGTAACAAAGCATGAGGCAAAGATTGATTTAAATTAAAAGCCAAATATAAAAGTACCAAGGCCTGATTCCACCAAGAGTCAGGCCTTCTTGTTTTTATTAGGTCTCCAAAATTTAAGTCAAATGAAAAATTATAAAATAAATCCTAAATCGAAGTCCAACGATGGGATTGTAAAAAAAGTAAAGGAAAATAAAAAAATGTCTCCTTACTCAAAGGACGAAGAGTTGAAATGGGTTTTGAATAATAATATTCCGAGCAGCATGAAAACTAAGGCAAAAAAAGAAGAAGTGAAAAATGCAAATCGTTCACTTAAGAAGGGGTTGAGACAAGAGGCGGAGAAGGATTTGCGAAAAGAGATAAATAAGTTCTTTGAAAATAGATAAAATAAAATAGTGGCGAGATGTTGAGGGTTACTTCGACTTTTAATCGAGGAGTGCAGGTTCGAATCCTGCCGAGAGCACAAGCAAAAAAACAAGCTCTCGTACTTTAATGGTAGAATCCTAAAAACACCTTCTTTCGATTATCCCTATTTTAAATGGATTGGTAGCTCAGCGGTAGAGCAGGTGACTGTTAATCACCAGGTCGAGATTTCGAAATTCTCCCAGTCCTCAATATTCTCCTCGTGGCCCCGTGATGGAGAATTAAAGAAAATAAACGGGGCCCATGGGTTGGTAGTATTAATGGTGAAAACGGACGCCTGTTAAGCGTTAAGATGTAGGTTCGACTCCTACTCAACCCGCAAAAAATATCGGTTTTGTAGCTCCAATGGTTGCGAAAGCTTAGAGCAGCTCCCTGTTAAGGAGATGGTTGTGGGTTCGAATCCCATCAAGACCGCAGAAGAAAACGTTCTTTAAAATTATGGGTATGTGAGTCCGTATTGGTGCTTCGGAGCTCGTCTGTGAAACGAGAAACTGTCGGTTTGAATCCGATACATACCCCAATAATGCCTTAGTAGCTCAGTTGTTAGAGCGCCAACCTGGTACGTTGGAGGTCACGGTTTCGCCACCGTCTTTGGCTCAAATAAATAAACGCTTTGTAAGCATAAATGGCGATGCACTAGTCTTGTAAACTAGATAACTCAGTTCGATTCTGGGACAAAGCTCAAATAAAATAAAAGAATGTTTTGTAAGCATTGCTGGTGATGTCTCCCCTTGTAAGGGAGGTTAAGACAGTTCGAATCTGTCACGGAACTCAAAAATAAATAAATAAATAAATTATGAAAATGAAATTCAAATATAAGAAACGTTAAGGGGCTTGCATCAGTGAACTGCGAGTCTCCATGATAAATTCATGCCCTCGTAGCAAACTGGCTGTAGGCAACTGGCTTTTAACCAGTGAGGCTTGGTTCGACTCCAAGCGGGGGCACAAATAATAAAAAATATTTCCCCCTGTAGCAAACTGGTTGTAGGCAACGGTCTTTTAAACCGTGGGGTCTGGTTCGATTCCAGACGGGGGGACAAGAAATAAATGCGCTTGTTCCCGTAGAGGCCGAACGGTCCAGACTCTTAATCTGGTGAGTAACATCCAACGAAGGTTCGACTCCTTCCAAGCGCACAAGAGAAATAAAATAGCAATCTCCTGTCGCTCAGAGGCCGAGAGCAACTGCCTTTTAAGCAGTAGTGTAAAAACCATCGTGGGTTCGAATCCCCCCAGGAGAACAAAAAAAATGATTATGGAAAATTTGAATAGTGTAAATTTAGTAACAAGACAAAGAGAATTAGCAGAATCATTCTCTGGAGTATACAGAAAAGTATGGCTACAAACCACAAGATTTAATAGTGTGTGTATAACTGTATTTCCTTTGAATATTAACGAAAGTTATAAAATGATTTTTGCAAAGAATGTTCATGATTTTAGTCTTGATAATTTAAGAAAAATAGTTCTTTCACAAAGTTGAAAATAATGAGACTTAGCTCAACGGTAGAGCACTACACTGATACTGTAGCGGTTAACGGTTCAAATCCGTTAGTCTCAACAAAATTTGTTTTTTACTAAAAAAACGATATATTTATTATCAATAAAAGATATAAATATGATTGTTGGTTTAAAAGAAAAAATTTTAGAATTACGAAAGCAAGGTAAGGACTATAAGTTTATAATTGAAACTTTGGGTTGCTCAAAAGCTACTGTCTCATTCCACTGTATAAAAAATGGATTAGGAGGTAATGGCAAAAGAGATATGCTTACGGAAAAAGAGATTGAAGAATTAAATGAATTTTATAAAACACACTCAACAAAAGAGTGTATGAAAAAATTTAAATTATGTAAATCTTCTGTTGTTAAATATACTGAAAATAAACATGTATCTATGACAGAAGAAGAAAAACAAGTAAAAAACTATCAAAGAGTAAAAAGTTATAGACAAAGAATTAAAACAAAAGCTATTGAATATAAAGGAGGAAAATGCGAAAGATGTGGGTATAATAAATGTGAATGGGCATTAGACTTTCATCATAAAGATTCAAGCGATAAAGAATTTAGTATTTCAAGATATTCAACATTATCTTGGGAAAAAATAAAAAAAGAACTTGATAAGTGTGTTATGGTTTGTGCAAATTGTCATAGAGAAATACACCATGAAGAATATTTAAAATCTAACTGAACAGGGGCAACCCTTCCGAAGTTCTGTCAACCCGCCCACTTTAGGGCGACTGGAAGAGTTAATAGGAAACATAGTAGCGTGGTCGAACGGTCTTAGGCACCAGCCTGATAAGCTGGGTACGAAAGTACAAAGTGGGTTCAACTCCCACCGTTACTACATGGATTGCATAGCTCAGAGAAGGAGCGTCGGATATCAGAAGGTCGCCAGTTAAAGTCTGGCTGCAGTCCACTAATAGACAGATGGCGCAAGTAGGTTGGCGCAGGACTCTTATAAGGTCAAGGTTACGGGTTCAAGGCCCGTTCTGTCTACAAGATTTATTGTAGTTCAAGAGATAAAAGATTTTTATTTTTTTTGAGCTATTTATAAATAAAAAATGGAAATTGAAATTTTTAAAACGTTCATTGAAAAAAATTATACTCAAAGACAAATTGCAGAAGAGCTAAATTTATCTCAAACAACAGTTAGGTATTGGCTAAAGAAATTAGAATTAAAAACTAATACTCCTTATAAAAACAAAACTGAAATTATAAATGGTTTAAAGCTTTGCAAAAAGTGTAAGATAAAAAAGTCTATTGATGAATTTTATGTAAGAAGTGATAGAAATGGTCATGCACCTCATTGTAAACAATGTTCTACTATCTATTATGGAAATAGAATTAAGAATGTAAAAATCAGAATGATTGATTACAAGGGTGGAAAATGTGAACGATGCAATTTGAAATTAGAAGATACTCATTATTCAGTATTTGATTTTCATCATATAAACCCAAAAGAAAAGGATATAAAATTTGATAGAATCAAATATCAAAAATGGGAAGTTATACAAAATGAAATTGATAAATGTCAATTATTGTGTGCAAATTGTCATAGAATAACACACGCAGAATTAGGAGGAAATAAATAGGTTACGGGTTCGAATCCCGTCTTCTGTACAAATAAATGGGCCTATAGCTTAGTTGGTAGAGCAGCGTAACTCAGTGAGCGGTCATCGGTTCGATTCCGATTGGGTCCACAAAAAAGTTCTTTGATTATTGAAAATTTTATTATATTTTTGTCTTATGGAACTTCCGAATATTACAATAGGCAAAATAAAGAAAAATGAAGAAGCTTGGAATCATTTACTTGATGATTTAGAATATAGATGTCAAGTTAAATTGAGTTTTGAAGAGAAAATAATTATGGGTGAATATTGTAATACATTACAAATTCATGGTTGGAGAGAAATGGAACAAGAAGAATTAATTATTCAATGTATTTTAAAATTACAACAAGAATTAAAAAATATAAGATTATAATTGAAACTTTAAAAAATCTTTAACGTATAAATAATAGCTTTTAAAGCTCCTATAGCTCATTCGGTTAGAGCGAAATTGTTCTTTGAAAATTGACCCATAGCGTAATTGGTTAACGCAGCTCGCTCATAACGAGAAGATTGGGGGTTCGATTCCCTCTGGGTCAACAACTCAGATTTTCTGTTAATATTCAGAATTTTATACTATTTATTAGTATGAATACATATGAATATCAAAAATTAAGAGGTCTTAAACGAAAGTTATATTTAATTGACTTACGTGGTTCTTGTTGTGAAAATTGTGGCTATAATAAAAATTTAGCCGTATTAGAGTTTCATCATAAAGACCCAAAAGAAAAGGAAAGTCAATTAGATATGAGGACATTATCAAATTCAACTATGGAATGGATTTTAGAAGAGTTTGATAAATGTAAAGTTTTATGTTCTAATTGTCACAGAGAAGAGCATCATGGTGGTTTAGAAATTGAAACAGTTAGAGAATCTGTAAAATATTTACAAGATAAAATAATATCATCTAAACCAATGGGTAAGCCAAAGTGTTGTGATTGTGGAATTGAAATTAATTATACATATAAGAGATGTAAAGATTGTAATAATAAATCAAAAAGAAGAAGTGAAAGACCTGATTTAAAAGTATTACAAGAAGAGTTGGATAATAATGGTGTTACTTGGTGTTCTAAAAAATATGAAGTATCAAGAAATACAATTCATAGGTGGTTATGTAAAAAAATAAGTAAATAGCAAACCCAGGCAGGTGGGAGCACAAAAAAATAGGAATGAAAGTAGAAGTATATAGTTCAAAATCGGAGGATTCTATTACATGTTCTCCAGTTGATAGTAAAAATCCAAAGCCTGCAGATGCAGTGCATATAAGATTTATAGAAGGTGTTGATTGGGAAGATTGTATGCGTCAGCATTATGAATTAATGGGTTGGGAACCGTATATTCCTTTTACTGATTAAAAAAAAGTGAAAAAAGATTTGGAATTTAAAACAAAAGGTATTATCTTTGGAGAAGTAAAAAAATAAAGTATTTATAACAAATGAAAAGAATGAAAAATATATATTCAGCATCAACATGGTCAGCGCCTACTCAAGTAATTGGGTTATGTGGCTTATTATGTGATGATGGATTATGTCTGAGTTCTTGATAGTTAGAAAATATTTTGTATTTTTAGAAAAGGCTCAGATGAATAATCTGGGCCTTTTTACATTTATGGCTCTGTGGCGAAACTGGCAAAGCTTGCTGGCTTAAACCCAGTGGAAAACAATGAGACGTTCTCGGTTCGAGTCCGAGTACAGCTACAATTAATGTTCTTTGAAATAAATTTGATACACATACAAGAAAATTATTTTTTTGTGTCTATTTATTAATAAAAGAACATGAAAAAATGGTTTGTAAAAGATAAAATTGATGATTTAACATTTATTGCTACGTGTGAAAAATCGGACTCTATGGCTAAGGCTTGTGCTGAATTAAAATTACACTTTAATTCTTTTAAAAGAAGAGCATTAGAATTAGGGTGTTATAAAATTAATCAATCAGGAAAAGGGACAAAAAAAAATAAGCCTAAAATTTTGATTGAAGATATTATAGTTAATTGCATGTATCCACAATATCAAACTTATAAATTAAAGCAAAGATTAATTGCTGAAGGATATAAAAAAAATGAATGTGAAAAATGTAAAATTAATTCTTGGCAAGGAGAAGTTTTAATGATAGAATTAGACCATATTGATGGAGATAAGACTAATCACAAATTATCAAATTTAAGAATGCTTTGCCCTAATTGTCATTCCCAAACGGAAACTTTTAGGTCAAAAGTAAGAAAATAACAAAAAGGAGTTTTACTGATGCTTCTCCTTAAACAAAAGCAAAATCAAGGCCCCTTGATGGAACTGGTATACATACAGCTCTTAAAAAGCTGGTTTTGCGGATTCGACTTCCGCAGGGGTCACAAAAAAAGGAATTGGAATTTTAACAATTAAGAATTATATTTATGAAAGTAATTAAATTAAACGACGAAATGAAGAACAAATTTAAGAAATTTGGTGGAGAGGTTATTGAAGACCTTGGTGAGTACATTAGGACCTATTTAAGTAGATTTCCTGGTACTTCAGTTTATATTGGTGCCGATTCTGTTGAGAGAGGAAGACAATTTCTTTATACAACAGTCGTAGCTTTCTATGATGAATTCAAGAAAGATGGTGTTCACTATGTATTTTGCAAAGAAACAGCTCCTAATGAAAGAGTTTGGGTTACAAGAACTGGAAATAGAGAGCAAGATAAGGCTGCTGTAAAATCAGCAAAAGAAGCAAATATCTATAATAAGATTTATGGAGAGGTTGAACGTGTACTTGCGCTAGGTCAATATCTTGAGGTAGAACTTGAGGGAATTGTTCGTAGAAAGAGTATGGATGAGCTTATCGCAATGGGTATATCACCTCACCAAAATAGACTTATTGATATGGATGTGGATATTAATCCAGACCCAGGCTTTGCAATTCCAGAAGACCTTAAAGGTAATGTAGAAATTAGAAGTAGAGTATATAGCATTGATGAAAAGAATGATAGACTTGTGAATGTAACAAATCCTAGACAAACCATATCTTTCAATGACCTTACTGAAGAAGAACTTAAATATGTGATTGATGTTCACACAACTCAACCTGCAAAGTTGAGAGCCTTCTTAAGTTCTAAGTCTTCTAAAGATGTTAAGAATAAGTCTCAGTTTGTATATGAGGTTGCTAGGGCTGTTCTTGAAGGACAAGGATTTAGAGTAAGGTACAAACCTAATGCTTGGGCTGCAACTTGTGCTGCAGATTTTGTCTGTGATACATTTAAGAGGTCTACTTCTAAGAAAGCAAAGAGAAGAAAGGCTGCATAAAAAAATAAAATATGTGTCTGGAAATTTGTCCAGACACAATATGATGATATGGCCGAGAGGTTTACAGGCATACGGTTGCAACCCGTATAACGGGGGTTCGAATCTCTCTATCATCTCAATGAACACATAGCTAATGTTGGGTAATGGCACTGGTCTGCAAAACCAGAAATTTCGGTTCGATTCCGAATGTGTTCTCGAAGGTTGAAATATTAAATTTACTCTTTTTTTGACTATTTATAGTTATGAAATGGAGTAAAGAAAAAGATGAGGAGCTACGTGCTCTTGTTAAATCTGGTAAAAGACATGATGAAATTGCTAAATTGTTAAATACAACATATAAATCAATTAATAACCGTTGCTTTAGATTAGGAATAAAAACAATTTATAAAGAAGAAATTGTTTGTAAGCAATGTGGTAATATTTTTCATTCTTATATTAAAGTAAAAAGTTCATTTTGTTCTCAAACATGTTCTGGTACATTTAATAGTACAGATAGAATACTATCTAAAGAAACTAAAGAAAAAATTAGTAAAAGCTTAGAGGGATATAAACATTCTGAAGAATCAATTCAAAAAAGGTCTGGCGAAAATAATGGAAAATGGATTGATGGCAGAAGTTTAAGAAAGAGAATTAAATCAATTAGTAAGCCAAAGGATGAAAATGTTAAATTACGTTGTTGTAAATTTTGTAATCAATTTAAAGTAGAAAAAAAGCATAAAGCTATTTGCGAAGACTGTAGATATGATTATTATAAGGCTTATAGACCTTCATGTGAATTTCGATTTACGTTGTCTGATTATCCTAGAGAATTTAATTTTGACTTAATTAAAGAACATGGCTGGTATAGTCCAAGTAATAAGGAAAACAATCTTCAAGGAGTGAGTAGGGACCACTTATACAGTGTTAAAGATGGATTTATTAATAAGGTGGACCCAGCCATGATTTCACATCCAGCTAATTGTAAGCTGGTAATTCATACAGATAATCAGAAGAAAAATGTGAGGTCTGAAATTACTCTGGAGGAGCTTAAAGAGCGAATTAGTATTTGGAATTTGAAGTATGATTGATTATATTTTAAAAAATAAATTTATGAAATTAATAAAAATAGCAAAAATTAAAGATGGTATTTTAAATGCACTTGAAGGAACTCAAGTTGCAGATTTAAGAATGGCTAAAGAAGAAAAAAGTATAACCAAAGAAGAGTTTTTTTCTAAAATTAAAATAGAGTATGATAAAAATACTTTTAATTTAATTCTGGATGAACTTGAAAAAGATGGATATATTAGATTTTGGAATCATGGAAATGATGAGTGGGTTTATGCTCTTGATAAAAAAGGTGAATTAGAATTAATGAAGGGTGGATTTAAAGTTACTTTATTTTGGCCTTTAATATTAACAGTGTCTGGAGCTATGTTAGCATGGATAATACAACTTTTTATTAAAATGTTCATTGATTGATAAAAATAATGGTCCTGTGGCTGAGAGAATAGGCAGAAGTCCGCAAGACTTCGCACGGTGGTTCGATTCCACTCCAGGACCTCTGCTAAAAATATACATATGACTGAAATGGAATTAGAGATTCAATCTATTGATAGACAAATAGAAGAATTAAAAACCAAAAGAATAGAATTGTTGAATAAGCTTCCTAAGAAAAAGTTACATTCAGATACTTTTAAAAAGCCATATTTTGTTATAGTTCCTGCTGAAGTTCCTGAAAATCCTTATATGGAACAATTATATGAATCTGATGGTTCTCCATGTACTATAGATGATGAACATGTTAGATTGGTATTGAGAACAGAGGAATTAACACCAATCTTAGGACTTGAAACTCCGATTGAAATTTGTAATTTGATGCGTGGTAAATGGGCCTATGATAGTATGGATTTTAAATGTATGAATAAAGATAAAATTAAAAAATACTTAGGTATGAGTAAATTATATAAAGAGTGGCGTAAAAATGGCAAAGAATAATAATAAAAAAACTCAAAAGCAGCAAGATGAAGATTATTTTGCTTTCCTTAAGAAGAGGCTTGAATCTAAGAATTTTAAAGCAGCTGTATCTGAATCAGAATTTCAGAAGACTAAAGCAAAGTATGACAAAGTCAAATTAAAGCTTAGACTAACATAAAATAAAAAACCCAGAACTTAAAAAATTCTGGGTTTTTTATTTTATGTATGTTTAGATTACATAAGTCTTTGTAAATATGTAAATCCTGCTTGAGCTTGTGCTGTAGATGCAGATAAGTAGAAAGTTGAACCTGAACCTAATTTACCAGACCCATAACCAGAGATTGTAACACCAACAGGTAAAGTAGCACCAGAAGCAATAGCATTAAACCAGTTAGTAGTAGTTACAGTTGAAGCTCCACTAAAAGAGATGTATCTGTTATTACCAATTGTAGTAGCACTAATTGTACCATTAGCCATTGCTGTATTTGCTGAAGTAATGAAACCAAATACTGTAGAAGCAGCTATTGCATTTGCAGTGAAAGTCATAGCTGAAGCAGTAGTTGTTCCAGAATAACCAACTGAGCTAACAGAAGTCACAGTTTTAGTATTATCTCCAATAAATGCAAAAGGAATTGTATTTCCAGTTGGAGTTGCAGCATTACGATTAAAGTAAGTATTACGTTCAAAATCGTAAATTGTTACATTGCTATGTGTAGCTAAAGCATTTCTATTTGTAATTTGCTCAGAAACGTTTAATCCTTTCATTGCTACAAATTTATTTACAGGAAGTTGCTTTATAAAAGTTTTATTACCATTCTTGTATTGAACTTTTAATGGATTTGGTCCGAAGTTAACTAAAATTACCATTTTGTGTGTTTGTTTTTAAATTGTTTATTGAATATAAATAATTAATTCTTTTTTTAAAGTGCCAGTATTTCAGGAAAAGTTAATAACTTATAGGTCTTTATTTTTAGGAATTATAAAGCCAATTTTATTTTTCTCATCCCATATCTGTACAGGTTCACGACCAGTCTCAAATACTAAAACAGATTCTTCAGCTTCTGGACTTATTTTAGTGTTATCACTTCTCCAATTATTCATTTCTTCTTCAGAATAAAAGCAATGTGAGCGTGAAGGAGAAAAATAAACTTGCTCGTTTGCTAAATCTTCAAATTGAGCTTTGTTATTTACTTTAATAGCCTTAGGATTATTTGAAAGTATTTTTACTACATCTGGAATTATTGGGTCTGATACAGTTTCAATGTTATATTTATTTCTATAAATATTATTCTCTAATAATGCTTTTTTAAGTAAAGATTCAAATAGAGATAATTGATTTGGATTTGTTGTTAGTGTATTAAATTTTTCTTTTACTTCTTGAGGAGTATATGTATTATCGAAATTCAGTTGGCTGAATATATTATAGAAGTCTTGAAAAGTTTCTGGAGTTTCTCCATTAAAATGTGAGTCTAAAGTATATTGAATGTCATCTTTAAGTTCACTGTCACGTTCTGATGCATGAGAACTCATTAGAGCTTGACTAATTGCTAATAATTCATCATTATCAAGATTAAGTCCATGTTCTGAAGCAACATCTTCAAGGTCAGAAAGAGATAGATTTCCAGATGAAGGATTCATTCTCATTTCAAGGTCTCTTTTTAAAGCAGAATTATCTTCTTGAAGCTTTTTTTCAGCAATAATATGTTCAGCAAGTAAATTTAAAGCTTGTTGTTGAATAAAGCTTCTAAGTTCTGAAATAGTCATTTTTTGTTTCATAATATTGCAATTTTGTCTATAAATAGTTCTTTTTTTGAAATATTTATAGAAATATGGATGGTATTAGACGAATAATTAGAGAGTCAATTGGTCTTGCAGAAAACATTCAGCAAGCTGATAAAATATACTTTAATACTGGGTTATTATCTCCAGAAGATAAACAAAATATTATTTCTATAACAGGAGGAGATTATTTTACCAGATTAGTTTCAGATTGGTATTATCATTTAACTAAAGTTTGGAATCAGAAAAATGATAAATATTTTATTCCAATGGTCCAAGAATTTCATAATAATCTTAAGTCTTATAATAAAAATATTTTTCCTGTAGCTGGTAATCTTGAAGATTATTCCGCACAAGCAAAAGATAGAGATAAGCATGTGCTTGAATTATATTCAATGCTTAAAGAAAGAGCTAATGCTCTTAAACAATGGGAATTATTACCTACATTAGCTAAGAGGAATTTAAATAAAATAGCAAGAACTCCTTATAATAATGAATATTATTTTAGTGATATTGCAAAGAAATTAAGAGATTTAAATCATTATTTAGAAAGAATGCCTAAGCCTGGAAGGTGGGATGATGAAGAAACTAAAGAGAGAAAGGCTGATAAATTAAATAAAATTCTCAATAAAATATTCGCTAGTACAAATTCTTTAGAACAAATGGTTGCTAATGCTGAGCAATTTGCTATGGCATTTAATTTAGGTACAGGTGAAATTGGTAAGGATGAAATTATTGATAATTTAAAATATATTGAAGCTGACCTTATTCAAAATTCTGGTGATATTTTGGTTGTGAGAGCAAATGACCAAGAAGCAATGGAGAAATTAGGATGTACTTCCCTTTGGTGCTTTTCGAGGCCAGGAGCTCAAGGAGATTGGGAAACTTATGCACCACTTGGATATGCCTATGTAATTTATGACTTCAATAAAGAATTTGAAGATGCTGCTTTTATGATGACTTATTTGCCTGATTCAGGTGCTTTATATTCATCCTCAAATGTATCAATGGAAGAATTAGGTATAAATAATACAGATAGATATTTGAAACATATAGGTGTTGATGTTAATAAGTTACATGATACACAACACATAGTAGATAGAGACGAAGAAGATTCAGAAGAAGAAAGCGAAGACGATTATCAATATGATGTTGATGATGAAAATAGTAAGAAAATTGATAGACCTTATGTAGACCCTAATCAATTGCAATTAAATCTAAATGAGATTAGAAAAATGATAAAAAATATCATTTTAAAAGAGGTCTAAAAGCCTCTTTTTTTATTGATTTTAAGCTCTAAATAAATTATATTTATTAAAAATAATAATTATGAAATTAATAGATTTAATTAAACAAGTAGACAATGGCGAAATCTTGGCCTTAAGTACAATTGATAAACAAGATGGATTAAAATTAAGTGGTGCAAACTTAAAATATTTAGAAAGTAAAATTTTTGAATGTGATGAATTTAAAAATGTAATTAGAGTTAACTTTCTTGAAACTCCTACATTTTTAGCTGATAAAGAAAGTGGAGAGCCTATTTCAGTAAATAGAAATTTTATAGGTGGAGATGTTAAACCTCATAATGTATCAAATTTTAGATTAGAAGAAGATTGTACACTTCACTTAAATAAAATGGTGGATATTTTTTCTATTGAATTAGAAAAATGGTATAATATAGATACTGTTATTGATAAACCAGGTGTATGGATTCTGCCAAATAAATTTAGTTCAGAAACACATGAAATAAAAAAAGAAATTAGAGTTATTTGGGAGCCTTCTGTATTAGAAGATGCTCTTAGATTAAGCGGTACAAAAGAAACTACAAAAGAAAGGTTAATGAGAATGTTTGAGCAAGCTTTAGATAGCAAAGAACCAAACACAAGTTGTTCTTATAGTTTAAATATAACCTTTTCAGCTAGAAGTGTGGCTAAAATTGAAGACCCTGCAGAACAGGAAGAAGTAGTTAAAATCATTAAAACTAATGATTCTGACCGTGAAACTTTAAACTAAGTTTTACGTATAATATAGAAAAATTGGAAAGAGGGGTAATCGCTCAAGTTTTCGAAAGAAAGATGAGAGGAAGTTCGTCACTCTTCTAAAGGGAGGAAGGAGGTTTTAAAAACCGTTTGTACTTCCGCAGTATTCCAAACGTTAGTTTGGTTAGTGGGCTTAAAAACCACTGTAATAAGGAGTGCAACTCAGTCGAGCTTAGGTGGGACCTTAACCCTTTACACCGTTAGAAAGCCAGGTAGAGGCCATTAGACAAATGATTACATGGTATTCGTAAGAGTACTTAACAGAAAGACGACTACGCTCACCAATTTTAAAATTAAAGTCACTGATTATCAGTGACTTTTTTATTTTTAGAAAAAAAAATAAAAAAAAGTTGTAAAAAATTTTTTTTGTTCGGGAATATTTTTTAATTTCGTAAAAAGTTATAGAAACAATGACATTTTCAGGACATGATTTAGAGTTTAAATTATTAGATGGTGAGGTCTATATAAAATGTAAGCATATTACTGGTACTTATTCTGAAATCTTAGCATTTAAGAATAAAACAAATCCAACAGGTGTTTATTATTTTGGAGAGGCTTTGTCAAAACAAAGAGCAGGTAAATTTATCCAAGTAGGATGTCTATTAGATTCGTTAGCAAAAGTAGATGAAATTATTAAAGAGTGTGAAAAAATAAAAAACAACCAAGATGAGCAAAGCAAAATTTAAAAACAACAAATTAGAAATTACAGAACAAACTGAACAAATCTCTTTAACTGAGATTTTAAATGGAAATGATTATCACACAGCAGATTCAAATTTTGATGCTGCTATAAAATTCTTACAAAGAAAAAGAGATATTCTTAATAAGGATTTTAAACGTGAAGAACAAAAAGTTAAAGTAAATTATACTTTAAAAGCTTTTGCAGAAGAAGGTGCTTATGCAATCCATCAAGCAGTTGTTGCTAAGTATGGCCATTTGGATATGAATAAAACAGGTCCTTCTGGAGATAGACTGCCAGAGTTAATTGATGTAAAATTACCTAATGGTTCTTCTGTTAAAGTTCCTTGGGGAGTTGTTTCTTTGCCATCTTTTGATGATGATTCTACTGTTGAGATGTCTTATAACGCAGAAGACCATGAATTTAAAATCATAGGTACAATAAAAAATAAATACACACAAGAGTTACAAGACCTTATTGACGGAGTTCAAACAGAACTTGACTTACGTTCAATCTATAAAGGTACTGCTATCTCTTTAGAGTTTGATGAAGATGATTATTATTTAGAACCTAAATTCTTAGACCTTAGTAATATTGATGAATCAAAAATTGTTTTATCAAAAGGAGCACAAGAAGATTTAACTCCTATTTTTGTTAGAATTGAAAAAACTCAAGATTGTGTTAAATCAGGTCTTGATTTAAAATACGGAGCTTTAATGGAAGGTATCTATGGTACTGGAAAGACTCTTGCCGCTTTTTATATCGCTAAAAAAGCAATTACAAACAAATGGACTTATATTTATCTTAAAGATTGTAAGTATACAGCAGAAGCACTTAAAGTATGTGAACAATATATTCATGGTGGAACTGGAGTTGTATTATTTACTGAAGATATCGACCAAGCTTTAAGAGGCGAAAGAGATTCTGATATGCAAGAAATATTAAATACCATGGATGGTGGAGACACAAAATGCAAACCTATTATTTCAATTTTTACAACAAATCATATTGAAAAAATTGAACCTACATTTATGAGAGGTAAGCGTATTGGAGGTTTAATTTCTCTTGGGCCGTTAGATGAAGAGACTGCTGAAAAATTTATTAAAGTAATGGTTCCTTCTACAGAAGCAGGAATATCTATTACTGAAAAAGAGGCGTCTAATGCTGCTAAATATCTTTCAGGTATTGTTCCAGCATTTGCGAGTGAAGTTATTGATAAGGCTAAAATATTCATGCTTGAAAGGTCTGCAAATGTTATGAATGCAGAAGATATTCGTAAAGCAGCAGAGTCTTATAAAAAGCAAATTTCACATGCTGCCATGAAAGAACAAAAAAATGAATATCAAGAATTATCATCAGCATTAGCAATTGTTGGAAAGCATTTGGCAGACAGCGAAAATGCAGCTCCAGTTAGCGACGAATTATTTGAATATTTAAAGAAAATTGGTTATAGTACATATAACAGATTTGCTTTAGATAGAAAAAAATCATAAAGTGTTTAATAAAATAAAAGAAATAACGAGTAAGGATGGTGTATTGCATTTTAAAAGATGGAATATATTATCCACTCGTTTTTTTTATATATATCTACATGGTATTTATATGCCAGATGATGATAAAACTTTGGTATTGGCGTGTTTTTATGACTCTGCAGAAAGTAAGAAGTTTAGAAATCTGATAAAAGAATTTTTACCAGATTTAAAGAAAATTGATTTTTTAATTAAAAAAACTCCTACTGTAGATGAGGTTTTATATAAATTTAGAGGTTTAGATATAGAAGAACATATATTGAGAGATATTGTAGAATTTGCACAAGGTAAAAAATAAATAAATTTGCAAGATTCTTAATTTTAATTATCTTTGTAGAAATTTATTTTTAGTATGATTGTAAAAAAAGAATTTAAAATTGTTGGAAAACCGCTGCATCCTAATAAGAGGCCAGCGGTTTTTGAACTTTGTGAAAAGTTCATAGCAAATAATTATCAGTCAGTAGAAGATGATGATTGGAGAATGCTTAGAGAAGAATCTGGTATTATAGAATTTAAAAATAAACATACATTAGAAAATTTTACATGCAAAATAACTTATATACATTCATAGTATGTAATAAATAAAATATGTCAAAGAAAAATGAAAAAATAATTATTGGTCAATGTCCAATTTGTGATAGAGATATGATTGAGGGTCCAACAATTGATAAACATCATTTTGTCCCTAAGTGTCGTGGTGGAAAAGAAACAGAATATGTTCACAAGGTTTGTCATAATAAAATTCATAAGGTTTGGCCTAATGAGAAAGATTTAGAGCGAGAATATAATGACCCTGAAAAAATTAAGGAACATCCAGAGATGCAAAAATTTATTAAATGGGTAAAGAAAAAAGACTCAGAATTTTACGATAAAAGTGATAAGCAAAAAAGTAAGAAAAAAAGATAATGAAAGAGTTAGATGAAAATGAAAAGGCTATTATAGAATGTGAAGCTATTATTGAAAAAGCAGAATCGAGAGTGTCTGTATTAGATAATTTTAAACAATTAGAGCTATTATATAAGGGAAGGCTTAAGTTAATTCATGAAGATGATAGTCTTGGGCCAGAAGTATCATTGTATAATGATGGATTCTATATGGCTAAAATAAAAACTTTAAAACTTGTCATCGCTTCTTTAGAAAAATTATAATTTATGAAATTTAGTTATAGTAAAAGCAATAAATATATTATTGAAAAAGATAGACCAATTATTCCTACAATAATTTATTGGTCTCATAGTATTAATAATCATAATTTAACATCTTTTCAGTTCATTTTTTGGAAGTGGTGGTTTAAAATAAAAATTGTAACAATTAAAAAAATAATTAATTGAAAGTCAGTAACTTAAAAGAAAAAATAAAAATATATTTGCATTTTAGTGAAACTTTTTATTATCTTTGTCGTAGAAATAAATGAAAAATAAAATTTCAGCATATTTAAGAATATAAACAAAATGAAAAATTTAAACAACATATTACGTCTTCGTTCATTTGTCCTTGTGCAGGTGTTATTCGTGCTATTTAGTAGCGGGGTCGGGTATGTCTTAAGTTAATCTTTTGTATAAATAAAAGAATTTTTAGGAAGCCCGACCCAAAGTCGGGCTTCTTGCATTAATAAACGTTCATTAACATATTGGAAATACTAAAAAAAATTGAGTGGCGACAAGAAAGAGTTACTTCGTAGCGCAATTGGTAGCGCATTTGTCTTAAAAACAGAATGTTGTGGGTTCAAGTCCCATCGAGCCCGAAAGGGAATCAACCTCTTCTTAATTATCCCTCAATATTTGGTACAGTAACATAAGGGTGTATGTGCTAGTCTGAAAAACTAGAAATGGCAGTTCGAGTCTGCCCTGTACCACAGGTAATAGTACCCTCAATGCCTCTGTAGAAATATATGCACAAATACGTAATCTGAAATTACAGATTTATCGCAAAGCCAACCATGGAAATGCTTGTGATATGGGGTCCCTTGTAAAGTCCCAGAATTAAAGTTCTGGGCATCATGGTGCCATAGCTCAGTTGGTAGAGCAACAGACTGAAAATCTGTGTGTCCCTGGTTCGATTCCAGGTGGTACCACAAAATAACACTTGAAGCCTTAGCTGAGGTGGTGTTAGCACTGGCTTGAAACCCCAGGGACACAGGTTCAACTCCTGTAGGCTTCACAAAGAAGTTCTTTGAAAATTAAAAAATTGTACTTGTGGCGGAATTGGTATACGCTGGTTTTGAGAAATCATTTCCTTGTCTGATGAAATCTAATCAGGCTGCATATGTGGGAAGTCGAAGCATCCATTATAGGTTCAAGTCCTATCTGGTACAAAAAATAGTGTGCCTTACAGATGTTATTCCGAGTCTGTAGGGCCCAAGGCCTTCGGAATAAATGGGCGCATCGCTTAGTTGGTTTTAAAGCGTCACTCTTACAAAGTGAAGACCGCTGGTTCGACTCCAGCTGTGCCTACACAAGGTGTCAACTAAAACGGAAAGGGTCGCAACCTCCGTGGAAATGATGGTAATTACGACTTGGAGAGCATGGTCGAAAATATATTACATTGACAAGTTAATGCTCTCGCATGCATCCTTAGCTCAGCCTGGTTCAGCAGCGTCTCGCTTACAACGAGAAGGTCGTAGGTTCGAATCCTACAGGATGTACAAAAAAAATGGCCCCTTAGCTCAGCCTGGTTTAGAGCGTTTGTTTGACAAGCAAAAGGTCATCAGTTCAAATCTGATAGGGGCTACTTGTAAAGTTTTTTTAATAACAAATAAAACCAATAAAAATGGAAACAACAAATCAAATCAGTCCGATTGAAGTAAAGAAAGAACTTTACAAAAGTAAAACAAATGCAAAGTTTAGTCATTTTGAAAATAACAAAATGTTCTATACTGTAGAATTAGAATCAGGAAAATTTATTTTCCCAATTGCTACAGCAGTTAAGAAAACTATTAAGGTAATAGAAGATGAGGAAGTGATTGCATCTTTTGAAATTGAGAAAGCTGCAGCAGATGTGAAGGGTGCAACTTTTGGGCCAGAAGTAAAAGGTTCAGACCTTAATCGTTGGATTGAGAAAGCAATTAAAAATGATGATTTTATAAAAATCAATTAATATTTATAAGTGTATTTAAGTACCTTAAAAACATATTTAAATACACTTATAAAATGCCTCCATAGCTTAACTGGATAAAGCTCTTGACTACGAATCAAGGGAGTGGGGATTCGAATTCCTCTGGGGGTACAAATGTCGAAGTGGTGAAATGGTTATACACACTGGTTTCAAAAACCAGCGCTAAGAGCATGAGGGTTCGACTCCCTTCTTCGATACAAAAAAGGACACAAGGTGTGTCGCCAGCTTGCTGGATTAGTTAAATTAATTAAAAAAATATGGATAGTTGTGAATGTGAAAAACGTAAAAAAACAGAAGGAGAAGAATCAAAAGATGGCGACCCTTTGTCTAGGTCTATGTCTATTTTTCAATCCAGCAGGATTCGATATTTTATTCAAAACAATATTGGATGCGACAGGTTCTTATTGGATTACCACAGGTATATTTTACCTTGTTGCTGCATCTTTTCTTGGATTATATTTTTATTTTTCAAGGCTTAACCCATTTATAGAAATATATTTATGGCATAAGAATTTTTTTAATAAACTAAAAAACATCGTAACCAAAAGGAATTAAAAAAATTTTCTTATATTTATAATAAATTAATGAATATGAGAAAATTAAATAAAGAGAAAACGTTCATTGAAAAATGTAATAATATACATAATAGTGCGTATGATTATTCTTTAGTAGAATATATAAATGCTAAAACTAAAGTTAAAATTATATGTAGAATACATGGTGTTTTTGAACAAGAAGCGGATGCTCATGTAAGAGGTCGTGGTTGTAGTAAATGTAAAGGAGGCGTTAAAATTACAAAAGAAGAATTTATACAAAAAGCTATAAAAATTCATGGAAATAAATTTGACTATTCTTTAAGTGATTACAAGAATAATAATACTAAAATAAAAATTATTTGTCAAACTCATGGTGTTTTTGAGCAAACATCTAATGACCATTTAGCAGGTTATGGCTGTTGGGAATGCGGAGTAATTAAGAGAGCAAAAACAAAAACTTTAAATCATGAACAATTTATTCTTAAAGCAAATAGTGTACATAAAAATAAATTTGATTATTCAAAATTAGTTTATAAAAATTCAAGAAGTAAAGTAGAAATTATATGTAAAGAACATGGGCAATTTTCACAAAGAGCTAATAGTCACTTAAAAGGAAGTGGTTGCCCATCTTGTACAGAATCTAAAGGAGAAGAAAGAATAAAAAATTATTTAGAAAAAAATAAAATTGTCTTTGAAAGGCAGAAAAGATTTAAAGAATGTAAAAATAAAAGAACTTTACCTTTTGATTTTTATTTGCCAATTGAAAATATTTGTATAGAATTTGATGGAAGACAGCATTATTTACCTGGTGGATTTCATAAAGATAAAGAAAGTTTTGAATTATTAAGAAAAAATGATAAAATAAAAAATGATTATTGTTCTGGTAAAGATGGAAAACCAACATTAATTAGAATAAGCCATAAAGAATATATTAAAATAGATGAAATATTGAAAAAAAATGTTCCAGTAGCCGAACGGTTAAGAGGCAACAGTTTTAGAAACTGAAATTTGTGGGTTCGACTCCCACCTGGAATACAAAAAAATTTTATAATTTGAAACTTATTTTTTATATTTGCGTATAAGTTGATAATTATAAACGACAAGTGAGGTAAGACTGGCAGGCTGCTAATTCTAAACCTCGAAAGAGGAGGAAGACGATGGGGAAAAAACCAAATGAGTATTCATCGGAAGGGACTTATCTGAAGTATTGAATTTGGTGTAGGATAAGTTGTGTAACTTGTTCGTTTTTATAAATGCCGAGGTGGGGAAATTGGTAGACCCGCTGGTCTAAGAAGCCAGTGCCGAAAGGCGTGAGAGTTCGAGTCTCTTCTTCGGTACAAATGGTTGATGTAGTTTAAGTGCAGCGAACCTGCATAGAGGAAAAACAGCGAGCGTTCACCGCTTCATGACGAAAGCCGCATCGTAGTCATACTACGAATGATACTGTAAAGGTCAATATGCCAGTTCAATTCTGGTGGTCAACCCAAGAAAATAAATGATTATGGCCAAGTGGTGGGAAAATGTAAAAAGAGTCAAGCACAGCAAAAGAGGTAAACGCTTCTTGGGCAGTTTTGATATGTCTGAAGCTAAAAGAGCTGAATCTATTCTTAATTCACAAATTAAACGTGGCGAGGTTGAAAAGAAAAGCAATATGGCTCACATAGATTGTGGATGTGGAGCATCTGGATGCATAATGTGTATTCAGTATGATAATAAATAAAATAGCCTTATGAATATAGTAGAGGCGTTTGAGAAGGTAAAGAAATTTATCACAAAGATTCGTAGAGAGAATCAAACAGCTAAATCAAAAACATTAATTATTAATTCAAATAAGTTCATCGACAAGGATGAACTTGATGCTATATATCATTTTGATGCTACAATTAAGAAATTGTGTAAATTAGAAAATATAATTTATATAGTTTCTGATGAGGATGAAATGATAACATTTTCTAAAAAATAATTTTTTTTCTAAATTATTTTTTTTAACTTTGAACTATGTTAAAGTCAAAAAAAATAAAGCCTATTAAATTATCGGATATTAAATTCGATAAAAATAAACCTATTAGTAAGGCTAAACTTAAGAAGTCAATTGAGACTTTGAATAAGCAAATACAAGAGATTGAAGATAAAAGAAAAATAAGTGATTATAGTAAGTTAAACAGACCAATGGATATTTAATTATGGAAGATAAAACACAAGAATTTACAAAAAAGTTAGATGAAATTTCTCTTAAAAAATGGGAAGAAATTTATGAAGCACTAAAAGGTATTACAGATATACAGGCTATTACCTTTACTATATTTCCATCAAAGGAAATGTTATCTGAATTTAATCTTACAGAAGATTTTAATTTCATGATTGAAAATAAAAACGGTCATGGTAAGATGAAATATTTTTATAAGAATTATCAGGTACAACCAGAAAGTTACTATTTATTACCTGAGAATTATAGAGAAGTACCTCTTTTAGAGATGCTGCTTGAATGCGTAAAACAAGATACACATAAACCTGATATTAAACATTTACAAGTTCAGCAAAGTTCGTAATGAAAGATGTGTTACGAGAGAAGATGGTATATCAAAAATAGTTACAAGAGATTATGATAAAGATAGACTAAATTTTGTTATTGAAAAAGGAATAATTACAGCAGTCACAAAAGGATAAAACATGAAACAATTTTTAGTTCCAACTCCGAAACAAACATATACAATTGCAAGAGATTTTAAATTCTTATTATATCCTTTTAATTTAGGCTGTTATGATGATAAGACTCATCCATTTAATGGTGTTTATTTTGAAAGTGTTTATGGAAAGTTTAATAAAAAAGGGGAGTTTAAATTTACTCATGATATTGTTCATGGTATTTCAAAAGATTTAGAGGGTCATGCAAATATTTGGGGTGTAGATAAGAAAAAAAGTATGTCATTAAGAGAATGTGTGTTTGTTGTAGATTCTGAATCAGAAAAAGATTCTAAATTCTTGCTTCCATATAATGATAAAAATAGAGATTGGATTTTTGGTAATGTTCCAAGAGAAAATACTTATTCTATTTTTACTGATTTTTTGAATACTGGCGACAATGATTCGTATAGCATACCATGTCCTAAACCTCGTGATTTTAAAAAAGTAAAAGAAGTTAAAAATTTTCCAAAAGCTGTAAACAAAAAAGAGTTAGAGGAAATGATTTCTTATTACAAAGAGATTATTGAAGAAACTAAAGAAGAAAATAATAATAAATTAAAATTAACCATGTCAACTTATACATTAAGAGTTGATAAAAAAATAGAACAATATATTCCTATTGAGTATATACTTCCAGCAGGTACAGAATTTAAGTTTATGAAATTTGGGACAAAACCACTTAGAGGTTTTAAAAAGAAAAACTTTGTAGAGATGGAGATAAATGGACATACGGTTTATGTCTTAGAAGAAGATTTTTCTGGAATTTGGGTTGAATAAAAAATAAAAAATATGAGAGAAATATTAAATAAACTTCACGTTATTCAAGAGATTGATAATAAGGATAGAAAACTTGGTAGAGGATTTAGTACTGCAGTAAGATTAAATCCATATAATCCATTAAGCTACATAGCTGTTGTCTTAATAGTTATAGTGGGAATATTGATGTTTGGCTTCGTAGGTTTTTAGAAAGAAACAGATGCAAGAAACCCATTTAAGTGGGATTAAAAAAACTATTGAAAATTATATTATTAAAAAACATACAATGGAAGCAGAATTAGAAAAACAAGTAAATCACTTTATTAATGTATTTGGAGATTACGCACTTAGCGTAATTGAAAAAGTAAAAAAAGGAAATCTTTACCATTACTCTCAAGATGAATTATTTGAAAGAGTTAAGGAAAAATTAAAAGGAAAAGAAGTTAAAGAATTTAATACAATTAAAATTGGAGAGGAAGAATTTTATTTGGTTCCAAAACTTAAAGAGCAAGAAACAGAAAAAAAAGATGATACTGAATATTATGTCTTAGTTAAAGAATATCCAGGAAGTCCTAAAATTGGTACACAAGTGATGGTTCACGGAAAGCTTGTAAACTTTTGCTCTGTTGTTTATTCAATGGATGGAATTCCAAAATATGATGATTTAATCAAATATAATGACTTTTGGAAAAAAGTAAAAAAATAAGTTTCATTTAACTGAAACCATTATAACTATTTTTCGTATAATAATTTATGAAAATAGATGTATCTTTAATTGGTGATGGTTTTAATCCAAATGATTTACAGCTTTATTTAAATAAAGCACTTAAGACAAAACATAAATTAGAAATCTTACAAGAGCTTGGAGCTCCAAAAAAGATAGGTTTTGGCAAAGGTAAACCTTCTCCATATGGTTTTTGTTGGCTCAATGGAATTAGTTTAATACAATTAAGTAGAATAGGTCAAGTATTTAAAACATATAAGGTTGAGGATATTACTATCAATGTTAAACAAAAAGATATTCAAGGTCAAACTTGTCTTTATATTGATAAAAAATTAATTGGAATAGTATCAAGATTAAATGCGACAATTGAAATAGTAAAAAAATAATTTTACATGGATTTACAGGAAATAAAAAAATGGGTTGATACATTTTATCAAGGTAGTAATACACAAGGTAATGTTGAAGTCAAGGCTTTTAATGAAAAGTATACACTATGTTATATTAAAGGACATAGTGGTTATGTTGGGCGTATTAGCGGTAGTTTATATTCACCTAGTGAATGGCTTGTTTTTGAAACTTTAGCTAAAACTGAAAGAGGTGTTTTTGGCAGTGCGCCTAAATCTTTATTTAGATTTGAAGGGAGGCTTACAAAAGAACATAAGTCTAAATTAAAACAAGACTTTAATCTTACTCTTTTAGAGGTTCCTAAAAAAGAAAAAATTATTAATGATTCTGATATTTATATTATAGCTATTAATGATGATGCTTTTTGGAGTAGAGGTTTTAATAGTGCAATTATGTGTTATAAACTTCTTAAAGAAGAAGAAAGTGTATACATAATAAAAGGTACTAATCAAAATATTCGTCTTAATAAAAATAAATATAAAACGCTTAAAGTTACAGAGGCTGAAAAAGATGCTAAACTATCTGAAATTAGTTTAATGATTAAGGATTATCAATCTAAGTTAAATGTATTAGACAATTTGAAATATTCAATTTGTGATAAATTTAAAAAAAATAATTAAAAAAATATTTGCATTTAATTGAAACCTTTCTTATATTTGTACGTATAAAATTGAAAATTACCTTTAAGAAGGTGCAGGTTCGAATCCTGTGTAGCCTCAATGGCGGCGTTTAAATAGCCAGTGAAGTGTTGTGGGGAGCACAGCTTAAAGTAATTTTTGAAAAAATAAAAAAAATACATATTTATAACAAATGAAAAACTTATTTAATACACAACAACAACAGCAGCAACAAACCTTCTTCGAGGGCTGTCTGGTTATTTAAGTTTTTTTACAAAATCTTGAAAAGGGTCTGACAGTTAATTGTCAGACCCTTTTTTTTTATTATCGTTCTTTGAATTGTTGTCTTTAATATGGTTATTTATTATATCTAAAGCAATATTGACAAATTTTTGCATTTTTTCAGGTTTTACATATGTAATACTTGAAATATCAATAGTACAAAAAGAAATGTTTTTTTCTGCGCAGGCTTGAAATTTACGTTGGTCATTGTTTTGTATTTGAGAAAGTTTTTCAGGACCAAAAATAGGTTCATAATGAAAGATTCCATTTAATTCAAATGCAAGATTTAATGATGGAATGTAAATGTCAAGTTCAGAATTTATAGTATCTCTTCTGTTGAAATGAAATTCAATATTAGGATATATACTGGTAAGCTGTTCTTCAAAATACAATTCTATTTTTGAACGTCTATGACATTTGGTTTTATGTGTATTTTTATAAGTTGCTAAACAAGATTTTCCACAAAAGTGATTAGGAAAATTTTTTATTGCAGAATTAGATTTATAAAATTCTTTATTGCAATTTTTACAATTAACCAAGCTTCTGTGAGTTTCGGAATAATGTTTTTTTTGGCAAGTAGTATTACAATATCTACAACTATTACTATAGGTTTTATGGTCTTTGTTAGAATGGTTTTTTAATTGCAATTGGATAAGCTTTTTCGATTTTAAAAATTCATTCTTACAATAATAACATTCTAAAGGAAGTTTTTCATAAACTTTAGAGTTGTCAAATTGGTTTTGAGTATAAAGTTGCTTCATAAATTAATCATTTAATATAAATAGTGTGAAAATTAATTTTCACACAATAAAAAGACAACTTTTATATATTCCCCTTTAGTCTAACGGCAGTTGACGTTCCGCTTTGAACGGAAAGGTATTTGGTTCGAATCCAATAAGGGGAACAACATTGTCCTGTGGTGTAATGGCAGCATTTGAAACTTTGAATTTCAAGATACACGTTCGACCCGTGTCAGGACAACAAAAAATATTCCCCCATCTTCTAATGGCAGGATAAGATGCTTTGAACATCTTGATGGTTGGTTCGAGTCCACCTGGGGGAACACATTGTAGGGTATGCAAATTGGTGAAGCGAGCGGCCTTTGAACCCGTGGATAATTCCAGATGCTGGTTCGAACCCAGCCCCTACAACATATTGATTCGTAGACAAACTGGCAAAGTCACCTCTCTCTGAAAGAGGAGTTTGGGGGTTCGAAGCCCTCCGAATCAACTAAAACAAAATAAGATGAAAACGTTTAGAATTGGTAACGTAGTTAAATTGGATAGCGGAAGTATTGTAATCATTACAAGAGTTGATGATGAAATAACCTTCTGGGTGTCTTTTAATTCTTCTAATTGCAGTGGAGCAACAAAAAACAAGACTTATATGAGAAATGAAACTTGTTTTTGTTGTGAACACAATGGAGGAGAATATGATTCGGAGTGTGAGGATTGTAAAGGTACAGGAGGATATAAAGAAGAGGCTAAAGGGATGGATGTTGCTGAATATTTGGCTGATAATGTGAAGGAATATATTTTAAATAGTTTAACCAAAAACTTTAATTTCTAACAATAAAATAGAGTTTTAGCACAACATCAAAATAGAATGAAAACACACAGCCACCACCACGACTTCAATATTAGAACATTATATTATGATGAACCGACCCCTAAGATTAAGGAAGGATTTACAACTGATGCAATATTGTGGAATGTGATAACTCTTTATTATCATGAATATACTGATGTGCTGGATGACATGAAAAAGATGTTTGCCAGCACATCGCATTTTATGGCACCTTATTTCAACAATTGTTATAACTTTGTTCTTAATGAGATGTCAAAGTTTTGCAATGAGCATCCAGTGCCAGACTCAAGGACTTGGAAGAAAGATACAATGATGCCTCTCCCTATTGATGAATATCCAATATGGTTTGATAACTTAGAGAATTATTTGGCTGACTTAACATGGGGAAATAAGGATAAAAAAATTATGACCAAGGAAGTTCTCCCTAAAATGTTAAATGCATTTGTTCATCTTAAGGATATAATTGCAGAAACTGATTTTTCTGTTAAGGATATAGGAGAAGTTGAAGGAATAATTGAGGGAGTAATTGAGGGTAATCCAGATATTGTTGCAAGATATAAGGCTGGAACTTTTGGTCTTATAAATAAGCTCTTTGGAGAGGTTATGAAGGCTACAGGAGGTAAAATTGACGTTGCTGTAGCCAAGAAGATTTTAGAAGAAAAGTTAAGTTAAAAATTGGTTTTTATAATAGAAATGATTATCTTTTGATATGAAAGAAAATATAATTACAGGTATAGTTTTAAAAGCCAATGTTATAAACAAGAATGGCCGAATATATAAGAAAGATGTCTTAAAAGAGATGGTACTTCAATTTGGCCATATGTCTAAAGAAAAACCTCTTTATGGCCAAATTGGATTTCCTGAAACTGGAGAAGTTTTATCAGATAATATTTCACATGAAATATTATCACTAAAAGTAGTTCATACAAAACTTCCACGCAAAAAGAAAAAAATAATGAAAAAAGCTGATACTTATAATCAATGGAGAGAAAATAATTGTTTTCTTAAGGGTGATTTTAAATTAATGAATACTCCACAGGGTAAGATTTTAAAAACCAATATTGATACTTTTGTACCGAGACCACTTGGAACTGGAAGTCTTTCAGATAAAGGTACTGTTGCTTTTTATGAGTTAATATCTGTGAGCATGGTTCCTAAACAAGGAGATGCTTATGAAGGATTAATTTAATAATTTGTATAAAAAAGATTATTCTATTTTTTAAAAAAAACCACTCTCTTGTAAGAGTGGTTTTTTATTTATATATTTGTATTTGAAAAAATAAAAAACATGAAATTAGCTATACACGATTGTATTCACTGTGGTACTCAATATACTCATCAATGCTCTGGTTCTTATGATGCAGTTGATACACCTAGAGAATATCGAGATAAAGATTATTGTCCAGATTGTAAAAAGGTTATTTTTGAGGCATTATCAAATATACCAAAAAAATTTGAATATAAATTTGTAGTTACTGATGAGGTTAATCTTGAAACTTTATTAAGATGGGAAAAAGAAGAAATTGAAGATGCCAAAAAAATAGGTTCTCATGAATGGCTCTTACCAAAAGCCAAAAGGATATTTGCAAGTGTAATGAATCAGGAAATGACAGAAACGATGAAGACAGAACAAGTTATTGGGAGAGAAGATAAAAAAGGACGTAGATATATTTATTCTTATTGGCCATCTAAACCTAATGAATGTAGAATAACAGTAGAAAAAAAAGTTAATTTAATTACAGGGGAAGAGCTTAATTATAAAATTTAAATTTATGTTAAAAGATAAAATAAAAAACTTTATTTTAAATTTGTTACTTACAGAAAAAGAAAAAGTTCTTATTGTTGAAACTTTGAATGATAGATATTGTAGGTCTTATGAAAGTATGACAGATAGCAATAAGGAGCTTTCTAAAGATTTGAGACAAATAACAAATAGATTAAAAACAAAAACTCCAGGTTGCACTTGGTATGAAATAGAAAAATAGATGAAAAATAAAATACATATAGCCTTAGACTCTTTCTTTATTGAGAAAGATAATTTTCAAACACAAATAGATTATTTCAAAAAAAATAATATAGAGTATGAAATATATCGACTTGTACCATTTTCACATGAAATAACGCCTCAATTACCTGCGGACAAATTGATTGTTCCTTTTGGTTGCATTGAATTTGTTCAAGCGATTCGTAAAATGGATAATATTCAATCAACAATTTTCTTTAATGATGATATATTTACCAATGAGAATTGCCTTAAACAATGGAAGAGTTTTTGTTTAAATAGCAAAGCAAAAATTATGACTTTTAAGGAAGCTAAAGAAACATTAGAAGACAAAGAGTATTTTATTCGTCCAATAGAAGATACAAAAAGTTTTACAGGAAATTTATTTACTCCAGGCCATTTAAAATCTCTACAAGAAAGATATTCAGGATATGAAAACAACAATTTTACTGAAGAGTCTAAAATTATTGTTTCAGAACCAAGAAAAATAAAAAGAGAGTGGAGAAATTTTATTATAGATGGTAAAGTTATTTCATCTTCTCTCTACAAAGAAGATGGAGTGCATAAAGAAGAAGTAGGAATACCAAATGAAGTATTGGCATTTTGTAGAGCAGCTTTATATGTATATAATCCAGCAAGAGCCTTTGCTTTGGATGTGTGTGAACTTGAGGATGGTTCTTTTGCAATTGTAGAGTTTGGATGTATTCATAATTGTGGATTTTATAAAGCTGATATGAATAAAGTCACAGAAGCTATTATGGGAGTTGTAGGTGAAGTTTGAAACCTTTTGTAGACATATTCGTATAATTATGTATGAATATATCACAAGCAATTACAAATCAGTTTAAGGATAAAGTTTTAATAGCAGATGTTGAATATTATAATTCAAACACCTGTTTAACTGAGTATTTAAAAGACACAAAAATTAAAGTTACTCATGTTAATATCTTTGAAACTGGAGAAGCTACTCTTTATGGAATTGTATTAGAAGGTGAGTATATTGAAAAAAATTGTTGTATGCACTTTAATATAGAAACTGAATTTAATTTTATTGATTAAGAAGATGAAAAAAATTTTTTTACTTGCAATTGGAATTTTATTATTAAGTTCTTGCTCTGAAAGCCCTTGTGATATATCACAATGTAAATTTACAGTTGGAGAAGATGTAAAAATTAAGCATAAAACTTTTCACAATAAAGCCACTGTAACAAGAGTTGGATGTGGTTGTACTTATGTCGTTTCTTATTACTCTACACTTAGCACACGTAGACATAGAAATGTAGAAGAAGTAGAAATTGAAAAAATAAAAAAATAAATTATGAAACAATTATTAATTTTAGCTCTAACAATATTATTTTTTTGGAGCTGTGAAGAACCTGCTAAAAGAGAAGTTATTGTATATCCTCACTATAGATATGGAACTGACACTTATATTCCAGATAGCATGAAAATGGCATATGCGGATTGGGTCCAAAAAACTATAGCTGCAGCAAGTAATCATATGAGCGCAGGAGATTATGAAGACCCAGAAGATGTCATTGTTCAAGCTGAAGAAACAGGAGAAAGACTTTTTGAAGTAAAAACAGAAGGTTTATATCGTGTTATTAATGAAGGTTCTTGGGAGGAATTTATTCCAAAAGAAAGATTAACACAAGAAGAATTAAAAATTTTAGGAAAATTAAAAAATATTAAATGATAACAGGAAGAGATATAATTGAGTTAGGATTTAAAGCCAATAGATGGTTTAAAGAAGCTATTGCTTATGCTAATGAAAATAATTTAACTGGAGATGCTTTAGTTGAATATTTACATACATTTGATACTCCAGCAGAGATTGAACCTCATATTGAACCTATTTCTTTTCATAAAAATATTAAGGCTGAATCTGAAAATGAAACTGCTAATATAGATAGTGTTTTTAAGACAATGAATGTTCTTATGAAAACCCCAACGGTTATTAATGGTTGTGTAATGCCAGATGCTTGTCCTACAGGTGAGGATGGTCAAATTCCTGTAGGTGGTGTTGTTGTTGCAAAGAATGCAATTCATCCTTCTATGCACTCTGCAGATATTTGTTGTTCAGTAATGATGACAAATTTTGGAGATTTAGACCCTAAGTCTGTTTTAGATGCAGCACATTCTATTACACATTTTGGACCAGGTGGAAGATTTGATAATTTCAATACTTTATTGCCACAAGAACTTGAAGATAAAATTCGTTCAAATAAATATTTGAGCAGATTTCTTCATACTGCAAAAACACATTTAGGTACTCAAGGAGACGGGAACCACTTCTTATTTATTGGAAGGTCAAGTAATACAAATGATACTTGTATGGTTACTCATCATGGGAGTAGAGGTTTTGGTGCCAGCTTATATAAAGTTGGAATGGATGTAGCTGAAAAATTTAGAAGAAAGATTTCTCCTAAGACACTTAAGAGAAATGCTTGGATTCCTTATGATACAGAAGAAGGACAAGAATATTGGGCAGCATTGCAAATTGTGAGAGAGTGGACAAAATTAAATCATACTGTTATTCATGATAAAACGCTTGAAGTTCTTGAATCTAAAATGAAATTGAGATTTTGGAATGAGCATAATTTTGTGTTTAAAGATGATGAAGATTTATTTTATCATGCTAAGGGGGCAACTCCATTAGATGATAAATTTGTGCCAGACTCTTATAAAGGTTTAAGATTAATTCCTCTTAATATGAGTGAGCCAGTATTGGTTGTTCGTGGTAACACAACAGAGAATAATTTAGGCTTTGCACCACATGGAGCAGGAAGAGATTTAAGTAGAAGTGAACATAAGAGAAGAATGGGCACTAAATCAGACCAAACAATATTCAATGAAGAAACAAATGGTCTTGATGTGAGATTCTATTCTGGCGTGATTGATATTTCTGAATTACCTTCTGCGTATAAGAATGCTACAAATGTTCAAAATCAAATGCAAGAGTTTGGCCTTGGAGAGGTTGTAGATAAAATTATTCCATATGGTTGTATTATGGCGGGAGACCATTCTCAAAATGCTCCTTGGAAAAATAAGAAGAAAAATAAAAGACTTCATGCTGAGAGAAGAAACGAAAGTGAAAATCTAAATTGAAAAAATAGTCATGGCAAGAACACCTGGAAGTGGTTGGGGTGCAGGCCCATTGTTATATCAGATTTGTCCTAAGTGTGGTAAAAAGAAATGTTATTACCAGCCAATATTTAAGGCAGAGTGGTATGAACCATTTCGTTGTGTTAGCTGTAAAGAAAGAAGCGATTCAGATACATTAATTAGAAGTAAATATCCTCAAGCAAATACTTGAGGATATTTTTTTATGAAACTTTTAAATTACATTTGCGTATAACTATTTATGAAACATACAATATTCCCGAATACAGAGAAAATTGATTTTAGCAAGAAGTTAGTTAATTGTTTTGTTTTTATATTTGTCTTTATCATCTCGAATAAGCTGGCAAGTATAAATTTGTAATAATTTTCTTCGTTTTAATTTTATATATAACGCATTTTCATTTTTTCTAAAATCTTTATAAAATTTATATTTAGAAATAGTTTTTTTAATTAAGTCTTCATCTAAAATTTCATAGAACATTTCTTTATAATCAAAATCTATTGACATAATATCTTGTTTTGTAATAGAATTATGGGAAATAAAATTAATTATGTCAATATTTTCTACAATTTGATTTAACACATCATCAAAAGGTTTGTTCCTAATTTTTTCTTTTATTCGTATTAATGTAATACCTTTTTCATGGCATAATTTATTTTTAATTTCATCATTATAATTTTCATCATGCCATTTTTTACCATCATATTCAAACGCTAACTTGAATTTTTCATAATATAAATCTAATTCATAAGGAGAAATTATGGTTCTTATATTATAATCGCCATTTAGTCCTAAAAGTTTATTTAAAACAAATCTCAATATTAACTGAGGCAAACTAAAGTGTTGGTCAAACATATGAGAACAAATTTCATTAAATTTATTTTTACCAAGACGTTTAGCTTTTTGATAAATTTTTTTATTGCCTAACGAAAATTCTGTTTTTGTTTTATAATTAAGAGCAATATTTTTAATTTCTTCAAAAGAAATATCTATATAGTTATATTTTATGGCTGGATTTTTTTTGTAATTTTCAATATACTCTTTGGTTTTTTTTATACCAAGCTGCTTAGCTTTGTGCCTTAAACTAATTTCAGTTCTATTTAGTTTTATAGAAAGAGTTTTATTATCCATTATAGGATAGTGTTTTTTTAGAAAATTTTCATCTTTTTGGCTCCAATTCATGTTTTTTTATTATAAATATAATAAAAAAATCAAAATTGTGCAGTGAGTGTTCTTTTGATGTAACTTTTTATGTAAATTAACGTATAAAAATATATGAAATATACTATTTTCCCAAATGATGCAGTTATAGACTTTAGCAAAAAACTTAAGATTAAATTTGGAATCGACCCTACATCAGACAAACTCCATTTAGGTCATCTTATTCCGTTAATGCTTGTAAAAAAATTATGGAATGAAGGACATCATATAGATATTGTTTTAGGAAATTTTACAGCTCAACTTGGAGACCCGTCTGGAAAAGATACAATGCGTCCTATATTAACATCAGAAGAGACTGAAATAAATGCGAATAGCATAACGGAACAAATTGCAAGAATATTTGATAATCCAGATTCCTCACACCCTAATTTTAAAAATATTATAATTCATCGTAATGGAGAGTGGTTTTCTTGCATGAATGCTATTATGATGACAAATATTCTATCTAAATTTACAACAACCCAATTACTTTCTCGTGATTCATTTCAGAAGAGAATAGAAGCAAATAATCCAATTGGTATGCATGAATTGGTTGTGCCAATTTTACAAGGATATGACTCTGTAGTTCTTGAATCAGATATAGAGGTAGGAGGCACAGACCAATTGTTTAACTTTGCTATTTCAAGAGATATGCAAAGAATTAAAGGTCAAGAACCAGAGAAATGTATTCTTATGCCAATTATTAATGGTACTGATGGCCGTAAGATGAGTAAAAGTTTTGATAATTGTATTTTCATTAATGATACTCCAACAGATGTTTTTGGAAAGGTAATGTCAATATCAGATGATTTAATGAAAGAATGGTGGCCTATTTTTTTGGATGACGAGATTAATATGAAAGAGCCAATGCAACAAAAAAAGAGATTGGCTCTTGTTATTACTGATAAAATATGGGGTTATAAAGACGCAATGCAATCTCTTGAGCATTTTGAAAGTGTTATTCAGAATAAGGCACTTCCAGAATCTATTGCTGAGATTTCAGTAGCTCCAAATGAAGATGGAAGTATTAGTGTTAATACTGTAGAAATTGTAACTAAAGTTCGTAATTGTAGCAAAAATGAGGCAAGACGTTTAATTTCTTCTAATGCTGTTAAAATTTTAAATTCAGAAGGAATGGAACAAGGGGTATTGATTGAAGGTATTCATAAGGCTACTCCAGGTATAATTATTAAAGTAGGTAAGAGAGATTTTATAAAACTTGTATAATGAGATTGGTTTTATTTTTTATGTTGGTATCATTATCATGTAAATCGCAAAGGCTTTTTATTGATACCACACACAAAGTAAACAATAACTTTCATTATAAGCCAAAAGTAAAAATTCAAAATTTATTATATGTTAAATATAATAGAGTTTTTTCTGTTGCGATGAATGTAAATTTCAATAGAAAAGACTTTAAATATCAAAATTTAGATGATAATTTAGCTGCTGGAATGCAATATGATTTTAAAACAAAATTTTATATTAATAAAAGAATGAGTTTTATAATAAGAGAACAGGTAACTGCAGTAAAAAATATAGCATCAATCGGTATAAGTTTTAAAATAAGATAGAGATGAAAAAAGTAGACACAGAAAAAGAATTATGGGATGTGTTAAAACAAGAATATGGTTTTACTCTTCATAAATTTCAAGTACCAATAAATTCAAAAGAAGAATTTAGAAGAGATTTTTTACCAGATTTTTGGCTAAAATTTTTTCCAGTAAAAACTGTAGAAAAAACGTCAGAAGATTGGTTAAGTACTACAATAAATGGGAATTTTTATGAGGTTTTTATCTCAGATATTTGGTATGTTACTGCACGAAAAAATGGTGTTGAAATTTTTGACAAGAGAAGATTTGAAAATGAGGAACTTTTAAAACTGTTAATTTAAAATGTTAGTTAAAGTTAAACAAAAAGGTTTTGATAATCAGAAGTTTTTTAAACGTATAATTTTTAATCTTCTAATATCTACACTGCTGCTTTTAGTATCTTTATTAATTGGCATGATAGGGTATAAATATTATTTAAATCTTTCTTGGGTAGATGCCTTAGTGAATGCATCAATGACTCTAACAGGCATGGGTCCAGTAGATAAGGCAACTACAGATGGAGGTAAAATATTTTCATCAATATATGCCATATATAGTGGTGTTGCTTTTTTAACAAGTGTTGCTTGTTTAGCAGGACCAATATTTCATAGAATATTACATCAATTTCATTTAGATTTAGAAGATGCAAATTAAAACAAAAACACAAGAAGAACTTGAAAAGATAAATACAAAAAATCTTCTTGCGTTTTATAAGGCAGAGCGTAAAAGAAATTTTAATTTTATTTCTCAAAATACTTGTGAGTGTTGTGGTGAATTAATGGCTGATTTATATGGTGGTAAAAAACGAAAAGAAGAGTTTACTGAATTTAGAGAAGAACAGAAACAGAGAAGTGAATATCTTGATTTAATTAAAAACATATTAGCAACAAGAGAACACGTAAAAAGAAAATAAAAATGGTAATTAAAAATCACATAGCATATCGTTTTTTGACAGATGAGAAAGTCTGGCTAGAAATAATTGAAGCTACTCATAAAACAGAGTGGAATGAATTATTGGAAAAAGAAGATAAGGGTATAGAAACAGAAATTTCAAGTAAAATTCATTCTTTATATTCTTTATTGCATAGTCAAAATCAAAAACCTTATGTTATTACAGATTCTGTTGTTAATAACTTGGAATATCTTAAAGTTAAGAAAAAAGATAATCATTATGATTGGACTTATTTTAAGAATGTAAAAAATCAAAAAGTTACATTTATATTGCCTGATAATGTTTGTATGAGAGTTTTATTTCAAGATGATATTATTCACTTTTTTCATCTCAAATATGAACATATTGACAAAAAAGCTGGGACTGGTCATATGAAGTGGATTATGTATTATCTCAATAGAAATACAGGAGAATTGTGTGAACACTTTGAACATGATGATGTTAAACAGATAGAAGAGAGTGTATATAAATTATTAAGTTTTTTCTTCTTAGCAGATGTTCAAGAAGAATATGTAGCGCCTGGTAAAGTATATGGCACAAAAAAAACAGGTAAAGTATTAAACGACTTTAAGTTTCCGTTAACGATAGTAAGTACAAAATGGAATATAACAAGTATAAGAACAGAAGGCTTTGCTGTATGTGGTCATTATGCACATAGATGGACTGGAGAAGGCAGAACAATACCTAGAGTGGTATTTATTGAACCTTTTGAAAAAGAAGGTTATATTAGAAAAGCTAAAAAAATAGAGGAAGGATTATAGCAAACCTTTTTTTAAAAAAAACGTATAAGAAATTATAATGAATGAATCGCAAAAATATGGTCGCTCACTTCATGCTCAGATAAGTCTTGGAACTACTTCTGATGACCGTTTTATGCCAGATGGTTATGTTAAGGTTTTTGCTGATATGAGAGCTCTAAGATTGTCTGAAAAATTAGATGGTCAAAATAATTGTTTTAATAAATACGGTGTATTTGCACGTTCTCATACTTCGTCCTCTGCTCATCCCTGGGATAAGCCTTTGATTGATAGATGGCAGTTATTTAAAAATGACTTAGGAGATTTAGAAATTTTTGGTGAAAATATGTATGCCACTCATTCTATACGATATACAAAACTTGAGTCTTTCTTTTATATGTTTGGAGTAAGAGATAAAGGTGTTTGGCTTCCATGGGAAGAAGTGTGTTTTTATGCAGGAATGTTAGATTTTCCAGTTGTACCTACAATCGAAATAAAGGTTCCATTAAAAGAATTTTATAGGGCAGATATTAATGAAAATAAGTTACTTCAAGATTGGTTTAAAATTAATCTCGGAATGACATGGGAAGAGAGTACAAAGACTTCGGGTTTACTTGGAGGTATAGATTTAATAACTGGTTTACCTGCTTCTGAAGGTTTTGTTGTCAATGGAATTGATGGAGGAGCTTCGAATAGTGGTATTATCCCAGTTCAAAGTAATGAGTTTAATACATTGTTTAAAGTTGTCCGAGAAGGACATGTTAAAACAGATGAGCATTGGACAGAGAATTGGACTCCAGGTGCCTTGATTGATTGCGAAAAATATAAGTGGTATGGATATGAGTATTTGTTAAAAAAACAACAAGAAGAGGAACAAAAAAAATATGTTGAAAAAATGAGTAAAACCATTTTTGGATATGAGGATATTGGTAGAACAGTTTATTATAAAGGAGAATATGGTGTTCTTGCATTACATTCAAATTTACATACTCTATTAGAAGGTCAAGAAGATTGTGTGGTTATTAGATGGGATACTACTAGAAAAATAGATTGCGAAGAATATAGTGGTGGAAATTGGTTGCCTGAATTTGTCGATGAACCATATGAATTTAAACATATTAATCCTGATGGTTCTCGTAAGATAAAAGAATGATTACCGTTGTAAATAAAAAAACTCATACACCAACAAAAAATGATATTTATGTTGGTCGAGGTTCTGTATTGGGTAATCCATATACAAGTGTCTTCATGAAGGAAACGAAGGCTGAGTTTATTAGTAAATCGAGAGAAGAATCACTTCAAAGTTTTTATAAGTATATTACAGAAAAAATAGCTCAAAAAGATGAGAAAATTTGTTCTGAGCTTAACCGAATTTGGAAAATTGCTAAAAATGGTCATGATATTAATTTGGTGTGCTATTGTGCTCCGCAGGCTTGTCATGCAACCATAATAAAAAATATAATTGAGGATAAGTTGCCAAAGTACAGAACTTATATTGGCAGTATCACCCAACTTAAAAAAAACCAAATTGTTTTGGTTGGAACAAATCCAGAAGGAAGACATGGAAAGGGATTTGCTAAAATATGCAATCAAAATTGGGGTTTAAAATATGGATTCTCAAGAGGCTATCAAGGACAGTGTTATGCTATTGTAACAAAAGATTTAAGAATAAAAAAACATCCAAGCATTCCTGAAGAAGAGATTAAGAAACAGATTAAGGAGTTTTATGATTTTGCATTGTCTATGCCAGAAAAAGAGTTTTTGGTGCCATATAATTGCAGAGAAACTAATCTAAACTTTTATACTGCAAAGGAAATGGCCTCTTTCTTTTCCGAATTCGAGATTCCAACTAATATTGTATTCGAAAGAGATTTTTTTAAGTTAATTCAACAATAATTCATATATTTGCAAAATGGATTTTAAAAGGAAAGTAATAATCGGTATGATTCACTTGTCTCCAGATGAGACAAATGGTGAACGAATAGCTCGTGCTATGGAAGAGATAAAAATTCTTGAAGAGGAAGGCTTGGATGGAGTTATTATTGAAAATTATCATGGTGGAGTTGAGGATATTAGAGCTTTATTTGAAGCTTATCCTAATTATTTCAGCAATGAAACAAAGTTGTCAATAGGGATAAATGTATTGCCTAATGATTATAAAGAAGCTTTTAAATTGGCTCATGAATTTGGATGTGACTTCATTCAATTAGATTATGTTGCAGGTAAGTATAAAAATGCTCCTGCTATTGATGAAGCTGATTATTTGTTGCAAAAGTTTTTGCATCCAGACATAAAAGTGTTGGGTGGTGTTTGGCCTAAGTATTATGAGCCAGAAACTCCTTGGAGTCTTCCTCAGGATATGGAAGATGCCTTACGTAGAACTCATGCAGTTGTTGTTACTGGTTCTGGAACTGGAAAGGAAACTCCTATTGAAAAGATAAAGGCTTTTAGAACTATGGCTAAGGAGCACCCATTGATTGTTGGAGCTGGTGTTAATTCTAAGAATGTTGCTGAGCAATTGAAATTAACAGATGGTGTTATTGTTGGTAGTTGCTTTAAGCCAGCAGGACAAACAGCAAAAAAGATTAAACGTGAACTTGTTAGAGAGTTTATGCAAGAGGCTAATAAAATTACTCTACATAAGGAATATGAAATTTACATGAAATCTATCACTGACAGATTTATGCAAATTCTTTCAGATGAAGATAAGATAATGCCGAGCTACAAGAAATTGCCAAATGGAGAATATGAATTTGCTAATTATACGATTATGGATTCTATAAAAGAAATAATTTATCCTATAATTGGTAAGAGTGATGCCAAGAGTTTTGCGGAAAGAACAGAAGTTGAACAGGCTTGGGCAAAGGAAAAAAATAAGCGTGCAATAGAATTTTTACAAAAGAATACCATAACATTTGAGCAATGGCTTGCTAATGTTTATAATGCATCACAAAAATCTTAAAATAACTTCAATACATAATATACATAATCGTGGCAAGACTGCGATGACAGATATATTGTATGATTCTGATTTCCTTGCTAACTTTGAGCCAGGAGATACATTTCGTTATGAGGATAAGGTGTATAAGATTAAAAGTGTAGAGGCAGCATTGACTATTAAGAATGATAAGAGAGTTGATGTAATAGCCTTTATATGTAATCCTATTTCAACAAAGGAATTGTGGGAAACCAGTAAGAAAAAAACAAATAAAGAAAACTTAATACAAAAAATTTTTAATTTTTTAAAGAAACTTAAAAATAAATTTTACGTATAACAAACTATGATTGTATTTGGTAAATGGAGAGATTATGTTGTTCATGATGAGAACAATATTAAAGGTCTCTTTGGAGAATATAGATGGATGAGCAATTTTCATGTTTGCCCTGTTTGGTTTGATGGATTATTATATTCATCAACTGAAGCTGCATATCAGTCTGCAAAGACTCTTGATATGGAGAAACGCAAGGAGTTTACCACGATGGAGCCAAAAGTAGCAATGAAAGCAGGTAGGGCATTAGAAAAAACTGAATACTTTAGAGCAGATTGGAAAGAAGTAAAATATGATGTAATGTCATCTTGCATTTTCGATAAATTCTATAGAAATACGGAATTGAGAGAGAAATTGCTTGAAACAGGAAACAAATATATCGAGGAAACAAATCACTGGGGCGATATTACTTATGGTGTGTGTGATGGAGTGGGAGAAAACAGACTTGGTAAAATCTTGAAAAATATAAGACAGTTCTGGAAATTACACTCTGAAATATAATTAGGGCATTCGATAGCCTTTATATGATTTAATTTTTCCTCTAACAAGACTGCTCATGTTTGAATTTTGTAAATTATTTTCTTTACAAAATTTTTTCATATTAAAAACATTTATTAATTCACCTTGCGGATTTATTAAGATGTAATGTTTCGAATTCTTTAAGGATGCTCCAATATTAGTATTTATATGAGGTTTTTTCCCTTTGTTTATAATGCTTAATTTTTTTTTAGTTATTTCTGAAACTTTAAATCCTTTATGAGCTTCAGATAACTTTTTTTTAGTCTCATCTGAAGCTTTTTTGCCTTTGTTTCCAAGTCCAATTTTTCGTTTAGTTTCTTCTGATAAAGCGCCTCTTCCTTTGCCAGCTCTTAAATTATAACCATTAGGAGCCCAAGTGTTTAGTGAGTTTACAAAATATATTTCAGATGTATCTAATTCTTCTTGAGAAAAACACTCTTTTAACACAGTACTTTCAAAATTTTCAAATTTATATTTTTTAATAGCAGAAGAGATTGGCATTTTTTTATTATCAGATTTATATTTATGTCTATAAATTCTTTCTTCTAATGTTTTGATTGTTTGTCCAACATAGCATTTACCATTTAATTTGTTTTTTAACAAATATATTATTCCGTATAATTTATTCTCCATATAAATAAATAGTACAAATTATTGAGAAGACGATTTAAAATGAAACTTTTTTATTATATTTGCGTTTAAATAAATAAAATATAATATGAAAAAAATAGTTTTAATTTTATTGATACTTATAAAAGTATCATCATTTAGTCAGGTAGTATCAGAAGTTGTAAAAGTAGATTCTACAATAAATAAAGTTAATTTATATAGTAACGCTCTTAGCTTCTTCGCTACTGAGTTTAAATCAGCTAATGATGTAATTCAAATGAAAGACGCTGAAACAGGCAAGGTAATTGGCAAGGGTATAGTTGATAAACGAGAAATAACGATTACTATATCATGTAAAGATGGTAAATATAAGTATGAAATTGAAACAACTCCTGTAAAAAAAAATATAACAATTATTTTAAAAACAAAAGAATATGGTTCATGGTATAAGAATGGTGAAACATTGGCAAAAGTTTATTGGATAGATGGTCAAGTACAAATACCGCTTAATGAAATAACATATTTTAGTAATACTGGTACTATGGGTAGTGCGAGTTTTAATATGGTATATGGAGGAGTTGGAAAGCCAGCAATGACTAATAAGGCATACGAAAATTGGAAAAATTCAGTTGATACAGAGGTGGCTAATCTGATTAAAGATTATAATGATATGTCTAATCCATATGAAGTTAAAAACAAAGTAATTATTGATAAAATAATAGCAAGTTTGAAACGTGAAATGGCCAAAAAAACTGATTGGTAAATTGAAAAAAATAGAAACATATCATAATTTTAATCAAGAGGTATTGGACATCTTCGAGCATATGAAAGAGACCCCTCAAAGTGAAATTCATCACAAGGAGGGCTCTGTTTATATACATACTAATATGGTTGTTTCTGAAGTCGAAAAGATAAAAGAAAATTTTTCTTCGGATGCTCAAGAGCGTCTTATTTATACTGGTATTTTTCATGATATTGCTAAACCTATTACTACTGAGTTTGATGAAGAATCTAAAGACTGGATATCTCCTAAACATGCAAAATATGGTGAGCCAATGTTTAGAGACCTTATGTGGAAGAGTTTTTCATATGAGCAAAGAGAACAAATAGCAAAACTTATTCGTTATCATGGTTTACCAATCTGGAATGAAGATAAGGAAGACCCTGAAATGTCTATTATAAAAACTTCTTTGCATTGTAATTTATCTGAGTTGATTGCATTTGCAGAATGCGACTTCCGTGGAAGAATTTGTAATGACCTTGAGGAATGTTTGTTTAAAATAGAATTATTCAAAGAACGTGCTGAAGAACTTGGTTGTTTAAATAAACCTTATGAGTTTACAAGCGATTGGGCTAGATTACATTACTTTAAAAATGGGGGTTATCCTGGCAAAGAAATTTTCGAGCCTCAAGGAGGTTGGTTTGTAGTTATGTGTGGTCTTCCTGGTAGTGGTAAAAATACTTGGATAAAAAAAAATTGGACTGGTTCTGTAATTGAATTAGATAAAATTAGAAAAGAACTTAAAATTAAATGGGATGATAAAGATGGGCAAGGAACTGTAGCTCAAAGAGCTAAAGAAATTTTAAGGGAGCATATGAGAAAAAAACAAGATGTTCTTTGGAATGCAACTAATATGACTGCTCAGCAAAGAGCTACTATTATTGATATTGCTCGTATATATGATGCTAAAATTAAAATTGTCTATGTAGATTGTTCTGTGGAAGAAGCTATTAATAGAAATTCTAAGAGAGACGAAAAAGAACAAGTTAAAAAAACAATTATTGAAAGATATTCAAGAAAAATGGAATTGCCAGATTTGACCGAGTGTCATCAATTGGTTGTAGTTAAGGATGTATAAAAAAAATTTTGTAATTAATTAAAAAATTATATCTTTGTAAACATTATGGAAAAATTCAATAAAATATTTTCAAACATCAAGAGGTTAAATAAAATTGACCCTGCTTCTGCTGCAGAACGTTTAGGTAAATTAACTGAAGAAGTTGGTGAACTTGCTAAAGAAGTAAATAAAACAAATGGTCGAAAAGTTCTGAAAGCTGGAGATACATTAGAATCAATTAGAAATGAAATAAGAGATGAGGCTGCAGATACTATTCAAAATGTTATTTCTATTGTTGATGGATTTGGTATTAATGCTAATGAATTATTAGAGGCTATAGTAAGAAAGAATAAAAGTTGGGAAACCAAAATTAAAGATAAGAAGCGTGGGCCTGAAGCTAAAAATGTTTTAGAAAAAAATAAAATTACTCCAGTTGTTAAATCTCAGATAAAGAAAAAAAATGGGCAAAAAGGAAAATAATAAGGAAACCAAGATGGTTATTGTTCTTAGAGTAGATTTAAAAAACAAGAAGGGAGAAAAAATTAGAACTGGAAAATATGTTGCTCAAGGAGCCCATAGTGCAGAATCTTTTGTGACAAGACAAAGACAAGGTAAAAAGATTTGTTTTGAATTAACTGATGAGCAAATGAATTGGCTTGATACAGGAAGAACTAAAATTGCTCTCAAGGTTAATAGTGAAAAAGAATTGATAGAACTTTTTCAAGAAGCAAAGAAACAGGGGTTAACAGCAGAAATGATTACAGATGCTGGCAGAACTGAATTTGATGGTCCTACAAAGACTTGTATAAGTATTGGGCCTAATTACTCTGAAGATATTGATAAAATCACTGGACATTTAAGTACATTGTAAAAATTGATATATGTATATTTGTCTTGAAGATGTGCTTAATATTTATGAAAGTCTTTCATTGTCGAAAGATACTGGGGAGCCTGTGTGTTTTTTTTATTTTCTTCTTTCACTAAATCAAGCTCCTTCTCAATTAGATGATGCTGATTTTAATAAGAAAAAAATGGCAGAAGATTTTCATACTATCTGTCATTTATTTAACAAAAAGCATAAAACAACAATTAAAATTAATAATTTAGATTTACAAAAGTGGATTGTAAAAATTAGAAATAGCAAAATAGATTTTGATAAAATAGAAATTAAAGTTTTAAAAAGTAAAAAATGAATCAATTCGAAGCTGAAATTAAAAAAAAATACGAGAGAAATATTCAATCTTGTTTAGTAATTCATAGAAATGAGGTGCCGAGGTCTCAGTACAAAAAGGAATTTAAAGATATTGATATTACATCATTAACAACATCTATGAAGCCTATTGCTGAGTCTCCTTTTGTAATTTTTATAGATAAAGATGGTTCTACAAAATTACTTAAAAACAGATATGGTATGAATGGAGTTGTTGTTAGCGAAAAACAATATGCTGATTATTTAAGATTGTTGAAAAAAGAAGTGGAAGAAAACAGACAAATTATGTTGAATGATTTAGAAAAACTAGAAGATGAAAACAATAAACTTAATAGCAGAACCCAGAAAAAGTCTTTCTTGGCAAGAATTTTTGGAAAATAGTCCAGAACTTTCAATCGCCTTAGACGGTTATGTAGTAGGAGCTCCCAATTTTTCTGAAGCTACTAAACACATAAATTTCGACCATCATCATGAGGTTGTGCGTGAGGCCACAATGTCTACAGCAGACCAAGTATATATGGCAATTAAAGGAGGGTTATATAAATCATTTAGAAAAGATGATAAACCTTTTGCAAATGTATATATAAATGATTGTGACCAAGACACTTGTCTTGCGGTTTTTATTTTAGATAATTATCATATGTTTGAAGGAGTTAATAGTAATCCTTCATTTAACAGGCTATTAGCACTTGATTCAAGATTAGATATTACAGGTGGAGCATTTCCCATGAGCCTTGACGAAAAATTATTAGCGCAGCATAATTGGATATTTGAACCGTATACAAATATGAGAAAAACTGGTGTGTTATCAAATGCAGATGCTCAAGCTATGTTAGCTTGCATTGAAAGTGTATGTGCTAGAATAAATCAATACATAATGGGATTGGGAGGTGAAATAGCTTTAGATACAAGACATGAAATTCTTTTTACGGTTTGCAACTAAACGCTGCGTAGCGGAGTTGCGATTTAGGTGCTGTTAGCAGTCTGGTTTTTAAACTTTTTGAGCGTAGGAATTAATAACTAAAAATATAAAAAATGGAAATAACAAGAACAATGATTACAGAGAGTAATAAACAACCTAATATGACTTTAAAAGAAAAAATATTAGAAGATAAATTAGGTGATTTTTATTATGTAATTGGAAAATATCGCAAAAATGTTTTTGAAGCGATGGATGAATATTTAAAATCACAAATGCCAAACAATGAAGATATTGACAATATGTTTTTTGATAAAGAAATTCAATCTCATAAAAATAGAATTGAAGGGGCAAAGCATTTAAGGGATGTTATTATTGAAAATTGTGCGGTGGTAGAAAAAGTTTAAAAACTTGCTGCTAACATCAGAATTAATGCCAACCTTTAAAGTTGTAAATGAAATTGGAGGAAGTTCTGCAAGATATGCTTTATTTTCAACAGGCACAATGGATGCTTTCTTATCTGTTGTTGCTAAGAGACCTGATGGGAATTATGTTTATTCACTCGGAAAAAAAAGTAGATATATTCCTTTCCCAATTAAAGATTTTTTTGTATCTTTGAATTCTAAAGAAGGATTAACTATGCAAAATGGCTGGGGTGGTTCCGATATTATCGGAGGGTCTTCAAGAGAATTTGGCAGCAAGTTGGAACCAAAAGAAGTTTTTGAAATAATTGAAAATAAATTAAAAGAGTATGATAGTATTAAAAAATGAAGCTGTAAATAACAGAAATAAAGTAACTGTTAATGTAAGAGGAATTAGTTATTATAGACTTGGTGGTTCTAATCCACAATGGAAAAAAACTAAAACCAATCATATATTAAACAAAGAAAAAACTATCTTATTTGAAAAAGAGTTTTCTAAGATAAAGATTAATGTTAGTGCTACTCAAATAACTACAAATTCGAAGAATAAAACTAAGAACTCTAAAGAAATTGATAAAAGAATATTAGAGTTAGTTGCTGATAAACAATTGTTACAAGCTGTTAAGTTTTATAAAGATGAAACTGGACTTAGTTTAAAAGAATCCAAAGACTATGTAGATGGATTAGCAGCAAAAAATCCTCTTTCTATTGCTGAGACTTCTAAGGGAGCTTTTAAAAGTAATAAAGAACTTGATAAAGAGTTGATGAAACATATCAATGAAGGGCATTTGTTAATGGCTGTAAAAACGTATAAAGATGCAACAGGAATGGGTTTAAAGGAGTCAAAAGATTATGTTGAAGCATTAAAAGAAAAAAATAATGCCAGATAATAAATTAGATACAGCAAAAAAAATTATAGAATTTGTGGAGAATTTATCTGTCTTCATAGAGCATGTCTATATTTCAGAAGTTCATGCTGGAGGTTTTTCTTTTAATGTAAAAGTACCAGTATGGTATCATAAGACTTTAGGTTGGTGGCTTAAAAAAAGAATAAATAAAAAAGTTGGAGAGCGAATGCTCTTAGGTGTTACGTTTGATTTTAAAATTTATAATTAAATGAGAAAATTAGGTTTTATATTAATTTTTTTATTGTTTGCACATGTTGTATTTTTTTGGCATCAAGATTATCAAACAAAAAAAACAAGGTTGGAATTTGCTGCTATGCAAAAACCAACTACTATGTATTACAAAAGAAAAATGACATTTTGGTGGAGCACAACTCTTAGAGATGCTCTTGGAAATTTACATGATTTTCCTAATAGTTCTGTAATGTCAGATTCTCTTGGGGAAATTTATAATATAGGAGATACAATAAAATAATTATAAAGAATTATGAACAAGAAAGTAAGAATGTCAGAATTAAATAAAGCTAAACTTTATTTAATTTTAATAGTAATGTTTAGTTTTACATTTTTAAATTTAATTTGTGACAATAGTTTTTTTGGATATTTTTTGTCTTTAGTAATATTTCCTTTAATAACGTGGATTACATTAAAAATTGTTGTAAAAAATAAAAAATGAATGTAATAGAGAAACTTTATTCTTACATTTTCGTATAATTCATTATTATGAATAAAAAAGTAAGAACACGTATTGCTCCAAGCCCAACTGGCTTTGCAACAGCTGGTAATTTAAGAACAGCTTTGTTTAATTATCTATTCGCCAAAAAACATGGTGGAGAATTTGTTATTCGTATTGAGGATACGGATAAAACAAGATTTGTAGAAGGTGCTGAACAATATGTAATTGATGCACTTACTTGGCTTGGTATGAGACCTGATATTGGTATTAAACCAGATGGAACTGCTGAATTTAGACAAAGTGAAAGAGAATATCGTAGTTATGCAGAATTGCTTATTTCAAAAGGACATGCTTATTATGCTTTTGATACTTCTGAAGAACTTGAAAGAATGAATTCAATTGCTAAGGCATCTGGAGCTAAGACTGGTTACAATAGTTTTAGTAGAATGAGTATGAAGAATTCATTTACTATGTCTGCGGAAGATGTAAAGTCTTTACTAGATGCAGGTCATCCTCATGTAATTAGGTTCAATGTGCCAAGAAATACAACAGTAAATTTCACAGATTATGTAAAGGGAGCAATTTCATTTGATTCAAACAATCTTGACGATAAGGTTTTATTTAAGTCGGATGGAATGGCTGCATATCATTTGGCGAATGTTGTAGATGACCATTTAATGGAAATTACTCATGTTATTAGAGGTGATGAGTGGGTATCTTCAACTCCTTTACATATTATGTTATATGATGCATTTGGATGGGAAAAGCCAGAGTTTTGTCATATGCCATTAGTTCTTGGGCCTGATAAGAAGAAATTGAGTAAGCGTAAAATGAAAGAATATGGGTTCACTGTATTCCCTCTTGCGTGTAATTATGTAGATGACAAAGGTGAAACTGTAGATGTTCTTGGATTTAAAGACCTTGGATATGAACCAGATGCTTTTATTAATTATTTAGCACTTCTTGGTTGGAATCCTGGAGATAACAGAGAATTTATGACTATGAATGAATTAATTTCAGCTTTTAGTCTTGAAAGAGTAAATAATTCAGGGGCAATTTTTGATATTGTTAAATTAAATAGTTTTAATGCTCATTATATGAGAAATAGAGAACGAGCATTACTTTGGAATAAATATATTTGGCCACACTTAACTCGTTATGATAATTATAACGCTGATATGTGGAAAGATATAGTTGATATTGCCAAAGAAAGATGTGTGTTTGCTAAAGATTTATATGCATCAGTATCTTATTTCTTTGAATCAGTTATATTAAAAGAAGATGTGGTTTTAAAAAACTCTACTGAATTTAATGATGTAATTGGAGCATTTATTGATTTATATAGTAATGAATCACGTGAATTTAATGCTATACAAATTAAGAAAGATTTAGAAGAGTTTTGTAATGTTCTTGGTATTAAAATTGGCAAAGTACTTCCAGACTTAAGAATGGCTCTTACTGGAGGAATGCCTGGCCCTCATTTGCCTGAAACAATGGAGATATTAGGAAAGAAAGAATCTTTGTTAAGAATAAGTAATTTGCTTGAAAAAGTTAAAAAAGTTGCAGAATAATCTGCAACTTTTTTAATTAAAAAACGTATAAGATAATATGATGACAACATTAATTATTCTTTCAGTTTTATTGGTCGGATTATTTATACATGACCGATTTATCCAAAAAAAACATGTTATACTTACAAATTTTCCAGTGATTGGTCATATCAGATTTCTATTTGAAAAAATAGGACCTGAATTAAGACAATATTGGGTTGCAAATAATAGAGAAGAAGCTCCTTTTAATAGAGTTCAAAGAGCATATATTTATGCCTCATCTAAAGATGAAAATAATATGCAAGGTTTTGGTTCTGATGCAGATTTTAAAAAAGATGGTCATTTTTTTATTAAACATGCTGCATTTCCATTCAAAACAGAGAATCATATAAATGAGTTATATCCTGATTTTTTACCTTGTGCCAAAATAATTGGAGCATATAATAAAAGATTAAAACCATATCATCCAACATCTGTGATAAATATTTCAGCGATGAGTTATGGGGCTCTTGGTTCTGGAGCAACTGAATCTAACAATAGGGGTGCAGCAATTGCGGGGTGTTATCATAACACAGGAGAAGGAGGAATGTCTCCTTATCATCAAAAAGGTGCTGATGTAGTTTTTCAAATAGGTACAGCTTATTATGGTTGTAGAGATGAAAAAGGAAAATTTTCAATGGATGAGTTAATTAAATTAACACAATTAAATCCTAAAATTAAAATGATTGAAATTAAGCTTTCTCAAGGCGCTAAACCTGGAAAGGGAGGTATTTTACCTGCTGAGAAAGTAACTCCTGAAATTGCTGCTATACGTAAAATTAAAGCAGGAGAAGCATCTATATCTCCAGGTTATCATACAGCTTTTTCTGATATAAAATCATTAATTAATTTTATTGAAGAAATAGCAGAAAAAACAGGATTACCTGTAGGAATAAAGTCAGCAGTTGGAGAAAGTAAGTTTTGGGCTGATTTAGCTTTCTATATGAGAGAATATAGTTATGGTCCTGATTTTATAACAATTGATGGGGGTGAAGGTGGAACAGGCGCAGCACCTGCAGCATTTGCAGACCATGTAAGCTTACCTTTTGAAGTAGCTTTTTCAAATGTGTATAAAATATTCCAAATTGCTAATTTAACTGATAGAATTACTTTTATCGCATCAGGAAAATTAGGTTTACCTGCTGAAGCAATAAAAGCATTTGCCTTAGGTGCTGATATGATTAATATGGCAAGAGAAATTTTACTTTCTCAAGGTTGTATTCAAGCGCAGCAGTGTCATACAGGTAAATGTCCTACATTAATTGCAACAAATAAAAATCAACACTTATATAATGTTGAATACAAAAGTCAACGTGTAGCTAAATTCGTTAAGACTCTTAGAAAGGATATATTAGCTATAACTCATGCTTGTGGCTATGAGCATCCTTGTCAAATTCAAACATCTGATATAGAAGCTAATACTAATAGTTCCAATGTTCCGAAGAAGTTAAGTGAAATTTTTAGTTATGAAAAAAATGGAGTAGCATTTTCAACAATGGAATCTTTAACTGTAAATTCTATTAAAAATAGTATGATAAAAATAGAGGTAGAAAGAATAGCTAAAGTTCAAAAGATTAATTTTAATAAGAATTAAGAATGAATTCTAATAGAATAGAAGAATTTGAGTTAGAAGAACTCCCAACAATGGAAGAATTTTTATTGATGGAAGAATACTTCGGACATCCAATACAAAATGATGATGAGTACCAAAAATATAGAGATAAAATTATGGATATAAAAACACAAAACACAGAGGCAGAGCCAATTCAGACACAAAATTTAGAAAATTCTGAAATTAAAAAAGAAGTAGAAAAACCTATTGATTTTAAATTAGAAATAGAGAGAAAATTCTTACTAAAGAATTTGCCCATACTATATTTAAAGAAGAAAAAACACACATTAATTAATATTGAACAATATTATTTTCTTAATGATGGAGTTTGGGAAAGATACAGAGTATCTACTGATGCAAAAGGTATTAAATTTCATAAAACTATAAAAAAATATATAAGTGCAGGTGTTTGCGCCGAAGGAGAAGTTGAAATAAAAAGAGAAGATTTTGAAGCGATAAAAAACAATGTAATTGACAAAAAACAAGATTATAAGTTAATTGAAAAAACACGCTTTGTAATTGAGTTTAAAGGCTTAAAGTTTGAAATTGATGTTTATCAAGGTTTAAGAATTATTACTATGGAAGTAGAACTACCAAGTATAGATTTTACATATTCTACTCCAAAAGAGTTACAAGAACTTATTTTAATAGAACTTACTGGTATGCCTGAATTTAGTAATTTAAATCTCGCAAAAGATATTAAAATAAAAGAATTAACAGAAAAAGGACAATACGTTTATGACCACTACTAATAAAAAAACGTTTCTTTTTATTATATGTAGTGATGAGACCAATGAAAAAAATAAGGCTTTAATTGCTACTCTTAAGGCTTTTATTTTTTCTAAGTTTTCACAAGAATTAGAATATCTTGGAGAACAAGCGATTGTATTTTCTACTAAATATTCTTCTGAAACAATAGAAGGAAAAATAAAAAGATATAAAGTTCCTTATATTTTAATTGATATCGGAACAACTTATGACTTATCTGCTATTTCTGCAGTTTTACCAAGCTCTCAAATTGAGATGCTTAAAAAGATATCAGAAGATAAATCTAATATAAAAATAGAAGATTTACATATTTTGAGAGAAAAGGCAGTTGCAGAAGAAGCCTATGAAAAAGCTGCAGAAATAAGAGATTTAATAAATAAAAAAAAGAAATAAATTATGAAAAAAGTTAAAAAGAAAGAAGCCATTGTTGTAAATTTAATTGGAGGTCCTGGTGTCGGCAAATCAATTATTACTCACGAATTAGTAGCTAAAATAAAACGTAAATTTTATTCTTGTGATATTTCTGCTGAGTATATTAAGAAAAAGCTTAGAGAACAAGCTTTAAAAGTAATTCAAAGTCAAATTTATATATTTGGTAAACAACAATTTCAATTATTTACCATGAAAGATGAAGTTGATGTTATTATTACTGATTCTCCTATTTTGCTATCAGCAATTTATGATAAATCAGAATGTCCTCACTTAAAAGCTTTAATACTTAAAGAATATAATTCTTATACAAATTTAATGTATTATATTGAAAGAGACCCTTCTATTCCTTATGAAAAAGAAGGCCGCTATCAAGATTTAAAAGGCGCCAAAAAAGTTGATAAACGAGTAAAGGATTTTTTACATGAAAATGAAATACCATATGAAACATTAATTGGCATAGGTAAAAAATCCAGAAAACAAGTTGTAAAAGATGTTGTTAAGAAATTAAAAGAAAACAATGTTCGATAAAAATAAATATATAGAATGGCTTAAATCAAAGGAATCACCTAATGGGTGGTTTCTTTTATTATTTACTCAACCAAAGTTATATTTATATAACTTATTAAGAAGAACATTAATCACTGGATTGATTATGCTTTTAGTGTATGAGTTAACAAAATATGCGGGTTTAACTAAGCAAACTATACCAAGTAATTTACATAGTTTAGTTGGTATGGTTATTGGTTTATTATTGGTTTTTAGAACAAATACATCTTATGACAGATGGTGGGAGGCTAGAAAGTTATTCTCATCATTTCATTCAAATTTATTATATATTAAAATTAAAACTAAAAACATCACAAAGAGAACTGAATTATTGCATTCTCTTAGGAGAATAAATTCAAGTGTATTTGGATATGTTGCGTCTGAAAATGAAAAAGATAGTTTATTTCATAAAGAAAGGTTTCTTAAACATTGTGAAAAAATAGGTGATTTATTTTTTGAAGAATATAATGCCAGTCCAAATTATGGTAACTTAGAAAAGAAAGTTTCTGAGTTTATTGAATATTTTTGTTCTTTAGAAAGGATAAAAAATACTCCAATACCAACTTCTTATGCTTTACATGTTAAACTATCTGTTTTTATTTACTTATTATCATTACCTTTTGGCTTATTTTTTGAGTTGGGAGTATTTTCAGTTTTTCTTGTAATGATGTTGTTTTTTATCATTGGAGGAATAGAAATTATTTCAAGTGAGATTGAAAATCCTTTTGCAAATGACCCGAATGATTTGCCTTTAAAAAAATATGAAAAAGAAAATGAACAATTTTTAAAAAATTAAAATGGAAAAAGATAAACAAGTAAAACTTAGCAAAGCTTTATCATATTGGCTAAGACATAAACCAGAAAAGATAGGCATTATATTAGACAAAAATGGCTGGACAGATATAAGTGTTCTTATAGAGAAAGCTAAAACAGAAATAGAATTTACTATTGATGACCTTAAACAAGTTGTTGTGGATTCAGATAAACAGAGATTTGCTATTTCTGAAGATGGCTCACAAATTAGAGCTAATCAAGGTCATACTACAGAAGTAGAATTGACATTTAAAGAAATAGCGGCTCCTCCAGTTTTATATCATGGAACAGTTAAAGAAGCAATTGAAGGAATAAAGAAAGTTGGTTTAAAACCAATGAAACGTCATCATGTACATTTAAGTAAAGACATTGAAACAGCAACCATAGTAGGAGCAAGAAGAGGAAAACCTATTTTATTAAAAATTGATGCAATGAAAATGCAAGATGAAGGTTTTAAATTTTATATTTCAGAAAATGGAGTATATTTAACTGATATTGTTCCAAAAAAATATATAACTTTCTAATTTTTTTTGTATCTTTGTCCTATAAAAAATAATTTATGGGAAAAAATCAAATAAGAGATGCAATTTTAGTTATAGATTTAGAGGCTACATGTTGGAGAGGTAATCCTCCTGAGGGTATGGTAAGTGAGATTATAGAAATTGGTATAGCAGTTGTAGATTTTACTACAAAGGAAGTTATTGAAACTGATTCTATTATTGTAAAACCTCAAACTTCAACAATTAGTGAGTTTTGCACAGAGCTTACAACTATAACACAAGAAATGGTTGATGAAAAAGGAGTTAGCTTTGAAGAAGCTTGTAAAATACTTAAAACCAAATTTAAATCAGACAGAAGATTATGGGCAAGTTGGGGTAAATATGACTTACTTCAAATTGAAAAAGATTGTAAATTAAATAAAGTTGATTATCCGATGGGAAGAGACCACTATAATCTCAAACCTTTATTTACATTAAAACATAGCTTAAAAAGTGATTTAGGTGTATCTACAGCCTTAAACTATTTAAGGCTAGAGTTCGAAGGAACTCCGCATCGTGGAATAGATGATGCAAAAAATATAGCACGTATCTTAAAAACAATGTTCTAATATGTCAACAAAAACAACAACATTCAAAAGTTCTGCCACTGAAAAGAGATGGGTCGAATTGCAAAAAGAAAAAGCAGAATTACAAGCTAAAAAACAAACTGATACTATAAAAGGTAAAATAGAAGTTATTAATAGTTTAATGACTGCTTGTAAAGTAGGATTTAATTTATCTGAGGCTAAAGTAAAAAAAGTTTTAAAACACTTAAGAGAAATTACTGATTCAGATAAGATTAAATATGGTATTATTCCAGAAGGTTTAAGTCCTAAGTCTACTTTATTTAAAGATACTGTTATCGTTTATACAGAGAATGATGGACAAGTTATTTTTAAAGAATTAGAAAAATAAGAAACTTTTTTTTAAATTATTCGTATAATTTAATGTGGAAGAAACGAAACAAACAATGAAAAAAACAAAAGAAAGTCAAGACTTATCTTTTGAACTTCATACTATTATTATGTTAGTTGGGCCTGATGGTGCTTCAAAAAGTTTGTTTTCTCAGTTTCTCGCAAATAAATTAAGAGAATCTTGTCTTGGCTCAAAAAAAAGAATAAAAACTCCAATTATATCTTATGATAATATAGCTTTTGAATTATTAGGAGGCTATGCTATAGAAAAAGATTCATTGGACTTTGAGCGTGTTAAAGATAAAGCTGAAGAACTTTTATTTGCTAAAATAAAAGCATTAGCATCTTACTCTATTGGCTCTGATTTTATTATTATAGATTATAATTCTTTAAATCCAGAGTTTAGGGAAAAAGTAATTGTCTTAGCGGAAGAAGTGCATTATAAAATTTCAGCTATTACTTTTGATTTTGATAATAGATTGGAATATAAAAATCCTCTGCCTTTTCAGTTAAAAGCGATGAAAAGAGTAACATCAGGAGGTATGCCTACAAAATTATATGATTCAATTTATAATATTTTTGAATACAATAGTTTTTATGGGATAAAAGTAGAAGTAACAGATATTAATAAATATCAGCAATCTATTTTAGAAGGAGACTGTTCGGATTATTTTATAATTGGAGATATACACGGTTGTTATGATGAATTTATTAGCCTTATAAAAGGTGAAGGTTTTATAATAGATTCAGACTTGAAGGTTACACATCCTAATGGTAAAAAAATTTTACTTGTTGGAGATTTAGTAGATAAAGGTAGAGATATAGCTAAGGTAATTGAAATTGCATATGCAAACATTGGAGTGTTTATTATGACAATAGGAAATCATGAGAGTTTTGTTTATCGTGTATTGAAAAACTTATTGCCAGGGACATCTATCTCTGATATAATGAAAAAAGAGTATTTTCAATCTATTGATTTATTCAAAGCTAATGAAGAATTAAGAAATAAATTCTTTTCTGTTGTAGAATCTATGAGAGAGTTTTATGTTCATAGAGATTTTTTAGTAACTCATGCTCCATGTGATGATAAATTTATCGGCAAACTTAGCGCTACAGCACTAAGAAGCATGAGGGATTTTAAATATCCTAAAACACGTGATTTTGATAGTTTTGCTCAATTTATTTATGAATTTGATGAAATACTTGAATTTATGAAAAAACAATCAAGTGATGTACAAAGATTACATATATTTGGACATATTGTTACTTCAGAAGTATCAAGATTTAAAAATAAAATAGCAATTGATACAGGATGCGCAAGCGGGGGCAAATTAACAGGAATATATGTATTACCTCATGGGCGTATAAAAATAAAATCAGAACAAAGTTTAACGAATAAAAAAGAAGACCAAAAATTTTATAATTTTTTTTAAAAGTATGAGCACAAGTTTAATATTAGGTTTTTTGACCTTAACATTCTTAGAAATAATCTTAGGAATTGACAACGTGATTTTTATGTTAATTGCTGCAGATAAACTTCCAGGAGAAGAACGAAAAAAATCTATTAATATAGGTATGATTTTTTCAGTAATTATACGAATTGGTTTTTTATTCTGTATTAGTTTACTATTAAGATTAGAAATCCCTTTATTTTCAATAGAGGGGATTGAAATGTCAATAAAAGATTTAATACTATTTGGAGGTGGATTGTTTTTAATGTATAAGAGTACTATGGAAATGTTTTCTCATACAGAAACAGGTCAAGTTACTAAAGAAGCTAAAAAGAAGGCTACATTTATTGGAGTTATACTTGAAATGTGCTTTATAAATATCATATTTTCATTTGATTCTATTTTAACTGCTGTAGGCTTGAGCAAAGATATGATGGTGATGATATTATCAATAATAATCTCTTCTTTAGTTATGTTGGTTTTTGCAAAAAAAATCGGTGTATTTTTAGACAAACATAAATCCCTTAAGGTACTTGCTCTTTCATTTATAATGATGATTGGTTTGTTTTTAATATTAGATGCCGTTCATATAGAAGTGCCAAAAGGTTACATTTATATGGCAATAGCATTTTCGTTATTTGTAGAAACAATTAATATTAAGTTTAAAAATAGAAAATAAAAAATGTCAAAAGATTATTATGCAATATTAGGAGTAGAAAAAACAGCTACTGAAGAAGAAATTAAAAAAGCTTTTAGAAATCTTTCTAAAAAATATCATCCTGATAAAAACCCAAATGATGAAGCTGCACAATCTAAATTTCAAGAAGTAGCAGAAGCTTATGAGGTTTTGTCAAAACCAGACAAGAGAGCAGCATATGACTCAAGAGGTAATTCTTTTGAAGCTCAAAATATTCATGATGCTTTTAGAGAAGCTTTTTTTAATCAAAGAGTTTACAATGCCGTTGGTCAAGTAGCAATAGTATATGTACCTTTGACTTTAGAGGAGATGTTTTCTGGCGTATCTAAAAAGATACAATTTGAAAGAAAGTGTAAATGTGATTCTTGTAATGGTAATGGCTCAAAAAATGGAACCTCTTTTAGTCAGTGTCAATCATGTCATGGCTCTGGCAGACAACATATTCAGTTTGGTCCTTTTAGAACTATAGAAACTCAATGTGGTCATTGTAATGGAAGTGGCGAATTTGTTATGGAAGTGTGTGAAAAATGTAAAGGCCATAGACTATTGCTAGAAAAAACAGAATTAGAAATTGTATTTCCATCAGGAGTTTATGATGGATGGGAAAGAGAAGTTCCAGGAAGAGGTCATGATTCACATTCTCCTAAAGGAATTCCTGGAGCATTAGTAATTGTTGTTCAGCAAGTAAAACATAAAGATTTAGAAAGACATGGAGATAATTTAATTTATAATCTTGAACTTTCATTTGTAGATGCACTGTTTGGAGTTAATGTAGAAGTTCCTACCTTATCTGGTAATGTCACATTTGATGTCCCTGAAAAAACTCCTGTAGGAAAAATTTTTAAAATTGAAGGTAAAGGAATGCCATCTGGTAGAAATGGGTTTGGACATTTAATGGTTATTGCAAATATTGTACTTCCAGAAAATTTATCAGAAAAAGATAAAGAAAATTTGGAAAGTCTAAGAAAAAGTGATAACTTTGTTTCAAAGAATAAATCAAAAAGAGTTAAACAATCAAAACTATAAATTATGAATAACAAGAAAAAAAACGCCTTACTTCTTATTGATGTACAACACGATTTCTGTAATCCAAACGGAGCCTTATTTGTACAAGGTTCAGTAGAAGACTGTCAAAGAACTGCAAAGTTTATTTTAGACAATGTTGATAATATTGATTATATGGTCGCAACATTAGATTCTCATCTTGAGAATGATATTGCTCATCCATCTTTTTGGAAAGATAAAGATGGAAATTCTCCAGCTCCATATACAGTTATTTCTGCTAAAGATGTAACAGATGGAAAATGGGTTGCGAAATTCGTATCTCCAAAAATTGTAATTGACTATTTAAAAACGTTAGAAACAGAAGGAAAATTCGTTCACGTAATTTGGCCTCACCACTGCTTAATTGGTTCTCCAGGAGCAGCAATTGAAGAAACAGTGTTTCAAGCAATTAGACAATATTCAAGAACAGGAAAAAATTGTCAATTTGTAACTAAAGGTACAAATCCTTTAACAGAACACTTTGGAGCATTTCAAGCTCAAGTTCCACTTGCGGCGTTCCCAGAAACAGGAGTAAACATGAACTTATTGAAAACTTTAGCAGAGTATCAAAATGTATATTTAGCAGGACAAGCTAAATCTCACTGTGTAGCTACAACTTTAGCTCAAGCTTTAGAGTTTAAACCAGAGTTAGCTCAAAAAATCATTGTTTTAGAAGACTGTATGTCAAGTGTTCCAGGTGGGCCAGACCCAAGCAATCCGTCTTTAACATTCGAAAAATTGGCTCAGCCTATTTACGATAAAGCAAAAGCTGCAGGAGTAAGATTTGCAACTTCTACTCAAGTTAAGTTAGCACCATCACATGCAGTAGCATAAATAGAAACCAATAAACTTATATAATTATGTCACAGGACACATCAACCACACAAGACACAAGTAGTTTAAATACTGACGTAGACTATAACTACAATTTTGGTAATTATAATCCAAATGATGTACAAGTTGAAGAAACAATCAATGTTGTTTTTTTAATTGATACTTCAACTTCTGTAAATAGATATGCAGGAGATTTAAATAAGGCCTTTAATGAATTTGTTGACCGTATGCAAAAATCTCATGCTGCTGATAAAATTTTCGTATCAATGATTGAATTTAATAACAATATTAATATTGTACATGGATTCAAACCATTATCAGAAGTTCAGCCAATTGATATTACACAAAGAATTGGAGGTACAACAGCTCTTTATAAGGCTACTGATGTAGCATTACAAAATGCTCTTGATTATCGTGAATCTTTAGAAAATGCAGGTGTTAATTCTAAAACTTTATTGTTCATCTTAACTGATGGTCAAAATAATGAAGATGGAGACCCAGCAGTTGTTAAAGGTAAAATCATGAATTTATTACAAGAAGAAAGAAATATTGCAAGCTTTAATTCTATATTATTTGGTATCGGTAATGAAGCTTCTGAGTTTGAAGCTGCTCAAAAAGATATGGGAATTGAGTGTTTAGCTACTGTTGGTCATACAGCTGATGAAATTAGAAAAATGATTACATTCATTTCTTCTTCTATTACAACTGTATCTACTGGAGGAAATTTCTCAGCACCAAATTTCTAATTGATATTAATTTTAAATAAAAGGGGAGGTAAAGTGCCTCTCCTTTTTTGTTTGCCACAATGACAGAAAAACAGCAGAAAATAATAGATGAGTTTATTGACCATCATGGAAGAATTGAAATTATAGAAACACTATCAATGATTCAATTATTAGTTCATAAGAAAACATCTGAAGATATAGGTATATCATTACATTGGCTTGTGGAATTATCTACTGTTTTTAATAATGTATCTATTGGTACTACAACAAAAAAAAATGTTGATTATTGTATGTATATTACAATGTTCAAATATGATGATTGTGGAAATGAAATGGGATTATAATGAAATTGATTAAGGCAATAAAATTACATTGGAGGCTTAGAATTAGGCAAGAATATGTCTGTAATAAAGTTATTGAGCATTCACAAATAATTACAGGATATAAAACTGTTTCTCCCTATTTAAGCGAGCTTAGTTCGGTTAATAAAGCCGTTAGAAATGTCGAGAAAAAAATTCCAGACATTTACTTCTTTTTAAGCGATTTATTAGGCGGAGCCAGTCTTTTAAAAAGAAGATGCGAAGAATATACAATTAGAGAGCGACAAAAAGAGTTAGAAGAAGATAGAAGAATAAGAGAAATAATTCTTAATAATTTAATTTGTTGGGATTTGATTGCTTCTCCTGGTTTTCATTAAAAAAAATAATATGATTATTAAAACGTTATTAAGAAGAGGTGTAGAGCATAAAAATTATGCAGAGGATTCATTGGTATATAAGGATATGAGTAATTACCTATATGCTTGTGTATTTGATGGCTGTTCATCTGGCAAAGATTCTCACTTTGCATCTGCTTTGTTTAAAAAAGCATTTAACGATGTTACAGATAAACTTGAACATATTTTGGATAAAACTGAAGATGGCATAGAGAAAAATCTTAAGTTCTTAACATTTCAAATGGCAAGAAAAGTCTATGAGACAAAACAACTACTTAATTTAAAAACAGACGAGTTATTGTCTACAATGATTGTTTGCGTTTTAGATAAAGGTGCTCAAAATTGTATGGTGGCTGCATTTGGAGATGGTTATTTTAGAGTGGATGATACTGAAGGGTTTATTAAGAATACAAAATTTGCTCATTTAGACAACTCTGAAAATAGACCAAATTATATTTCTTATAACTTGGATTTTATTCAAAATTACAATGATTTTGAATTGTGGTATGCAGCACAGCCAGAGAAACATTATTTTGAAGATGTTACAAACATTACAATCGCCAGCGATGGCTTAGATACATTTACAAAGTTTAGAGAACCAAAGAAGCCAGAAGATGTAGTTAACCCTGTTGACTACTTTGTTAAGGATGAACTTTTTTTAGGTCATGAGATTATGCTTGAAAAAAAATATAATCTCATGAATAGTAAGTATTGTATGACAAACAAAGATGATTTAAGCTTGATTAGAATAAAGTTAGGGGATAATGTTCAAGATAGTTAGAAATGTAAAATCAAATAGTTTATGGTTAATTAAAGACGACTTTTACCACAATTATATTAGAGTAATAGGTCCTATCTTTATTAGAATAAGTAAAACTTCTTCATACGAAAATTAATATGGGAACAATTAGCGCCGTTAATTACGCAGGCAAAAAATATACAATAAATGATGCAAAAGAAATTGCTTCATAAATTTAATAATGAGCTTAAAATATATCTTATTTCATTAAATTCTGTATAAGGTATTCTTATTAAGAATATACCATTATTCTTGCAGAATTTGTTTTTTATTTTATCTCTTTTTTTGTTCTCTTTTAATTGCTCATTTCCACCAAAAAATGAAATCGGTTTGAAATGTTGTAAACCGTCATATTCTATACAGATATTATATTTTGGTAAATAAAAATCAAATTTCAATAAGCTCTTATGCTTACATCCAGTAAAAGTTTTATTTTTTATAAAAAAAATATTTTTTTCTATAAGTATTGATTCTACTTCTAATTCTCCTTTAGAAGAATTGCATAATGGACATCCGCAACCATCTAATATATCATTAGGTGTTGCCATCCAATAACCATGTTCTGGTTTCACATTACATCCAAAAATGGCTTTTGCTTTATTTCCTTTGTATAAAAGTTTATCACAATTTATTTTATTGTTATGCTTTAAAAAGATATCTTTAACAATACTAATTGCTCTTTGATTTAATATTTGTTGATTTGATATTTGTGATTTAACAAATCCACATTGAGGACATCCATCTCCAGATAAGTGTCTGGTTGGTCTTTGAAGAAATGCTAAATTACATTTATTACATACAATTTTTACTTTATCTCTATTTGTAATATAATTTACTTGACTATAATCATATGTTTTTTCGCCATGTATTTGTTCCGCTTTAATTTTAAAAGCTAAATTTTTATTGACAGATGAATTTATAGATGGTTTTGAACCTTTAAGCAAATCATTTGGTCTAAATAGATATTGTATTCCAAAATTATCTTCCAACAATATTTTTGTTTGACTATTAATGTAGGTTCCTAAAACTTTTAACTCAGGATGGTGCAGTTTAATTTCTTCTAAAAAAATATTATGCTTTTTTAGTTTTGACATAATTAATTATAGTTTACATTAAAATTAACTGGCGCAGGATTGCAGCAAGGGCATGAACCGAATGATGGATATATCTTCTCAAGAAATTCTGGATTGAATACTAATTCTTCCATTTGATATTCATCTTCCTCTAATTCTTCGTCTTCATCATTGAAGTCAATGTACATAATATCATTAGATAACAATTCATCTATTGCATTCCAAACAATATCTTCTGGCCATACAGTAAATATATTTGCTTGCATATATAAGAAACTTGGTTCCTCATTTCCGCAGATAATATCTGTAACTACTTTGTATAAGATGTTTTTTGTATGCAATGATAGCTTTTTGCTTTTATAGATACATCTGCTGTTAATTGTGGTGGTCAATTTTTTAGTTTTCATTTTGACCTCCTTCCTGGTTAAGTCCAAAATGTTCTCTTAATAGCCAATTAATTAATTTAGACTTATTGGTAAATTCAAGCTCATTTAGCTTTTGAGCATTGTTCAAAGAAATGGTTATAGATAACTTTTGCTTCTTCTTTTCTGTTGTAATTTTTTTTCTTCCCATGTTTTTTATTGTTTATTATAAATATGAGATAAAAAATAAAAATCTCTTTTAGGCGACTTTTATTATATAAAATACTGATTATCAGTATGATTATTTTTTTGAATTATTGATTTTTTCTCTTTTTTTAAAGTATTTTACCAATAAAGAATCAATAAGTTTAGATTTATTGTAATTTCCATCTTCTAACTTTTGTAGTATTTCTGGGTCTAATACAATACTAATATGTGTTTTTTCTTTTTTTTCTTCTTCTTTCATAATATGAAATATAAAAATTAATTGTCAAACGACCAAATTGTAATAGATTTATTAGAAATTTAATTGTTAAGTTGAAATATACTGACTTAATAAAAAAAACAATTTGTAAGTGTCAAAATTTATGAATATCTTTGTTGTGAGGAAAAACTCATAGATAAGTAATTATAGACTTTAATGATGAATTAAAAACAATTGTAAAAAGCAATAAATAAATTATGTCACAAGAAAACAAAAAAGATAATAATGCTATTTACAAGCATCTAACGGATTGGATTAATTTACATATTAAAGCTAATAATACTCTTGATGAGAATGAATGGACTATTATTGATGGTATTGGTAAGTTTAAAAACTTAACATTAGCGCATACTGATAATGACGCTCAAAGTGCTAATGAGTTAACGCTTAATTTAAAGTATGATGAATTTAAAGATGAAAATGAATTAGTTTCTTGTCAGAGTGGAGCTGATGGCGAGTGTAATCATTCAAAATGTCCGCAATTAAAAGATGGTGAACCAAAAAAAACTGGTAGATTTTGCCCTTTACCACATTGGTCAGATAATAGAGAATAACAAATAAATTTAAAAAATATGTGTAGATACGATGATTTAAAAGAATTAAAAATTTGGGAAGAACTTAAACTCAACTATCAAGCAGAGCTTGAAATGAGAATTAATATGGAGCGTAATGCTTTTTTAATTGAACATGCTCAATTGCAAATTGATACTTTAAAAAAGAAATTAGAAATGAACACCATTACAAGAGAAGAAAAAGAAAGCGGCATTATGTTTGAAATACCACCCTTTTACAGATGGATGGATGAATTATTTAGAGTTATGAAAAACAGTACCCACTTTTATTGTATGAGTAATCAGAAAAATTTATCACAAATAATATCAGATGGAGAAAAGGTGGGGTTTAAAGTTCTAAATATTTTGGTTTGGGATAAGGGTATGCACACACCGCTTGGATATTATATGCAGAATGTTGAGTTTATTGTTTTATTCAGAAAAGGCGGAGCGAGAAAAATAAACAATATGGGAAGCACAGCATTGATAAGTATAAAAGGAATAAGGGGTAATAAAATACATCCGTCAGAAAAACCTGTTGAACTATATGACCACTTAATTTTAAACAGCAGTAATATAAATGATATTTGTATTGACCCCTTTGGTGGAAGCGGAACTATAATTGAAAGTTGCTTAAAGAACAACCGACAATTTATAGCGATTGAGAAAGACCCAAATCATTTTGAAAAAATGAAAAGGAGGGCAGATTTTAATAAAAATTTTGAACCGCAAACTCTCTTTGGAAACGAAATGTAGTGCTTGCGTATAACGTTTTGCAGATTGGCGGTCGTTTTAATGCCGCATAGGTGCTGTTACAGGTAGTAGGGATTTATACCACAAAACTTAATTAGAAGTACAAACTAAAAAGAATTTAAAAATGAGCGATGGCAAAAATAATTTTGAAAAAATTAAAAATATGATAAATACAAAACAAGGGAACAGTGTTGAATTACTTAAAGGAGTAGAAAGCGACAGTATTGATTTAATAGTTACCGACCCACCATATAAAACAACTAAAAGAGGTAATAGCGGAGGGACTGGCGGAATGTTAAAAGAAGATAAATTTATAAATGGTAACGGAGGCTTTGAGTTTAATGATATTAAATTTTCAGAATGGCTACCTTTATGTTATAATGTTTTAAAAGATGGTGGTCATTTTTACGTTATGACTAATAATAAGTGCTTAAAGGAAATGTTAAACGAATTAGAAAAAGCGAAGTTTAATGTATTTAAAACTCTTATTTGGGCAAAAGATAATTGCATAACAAATATGTATTACATGGATAGTCACGAATATATAATATTTGCTTATAAAGGGAAAGCTAATAAGATAAATAATTGTGGAACTCGCAGCGTTTTAAATATACCAAATGTAAAAAACAAACAACATCCAAGCGAAAAACCTATCGAATTGATGAAAATACTTATTGAAAATTCAAGCAAAGAAAATGATGTTGTTTTAGACCCATTTATGGGAAGTGGAAGTACTGGCGTTGCTTGTTTAAAATCAAATAGAAAATTTGTAGGTTTTGAAATAGATGAAAATTATTATCAAATTGCTACTGATAGATTTGTTTCTGAAAAAGGGGAGGAAAAAAGAAAAGAAAAAGGTTATGAACAAAATAGTTTATTCGGAGAACAAATGTAGTATTACTGCTAACGTTATCGAGCCTTGCTTAGTTTGTTTAGCAGTTATGTAATTCGCAAATTGAGCAAGGGTTGTGTTAGTACCAGTAGCCAAATTAAAAATAAAAACATAATTATTAAATTATGAAAAAAATTGACAAATTTACCATAACTATGTTATTAATTGCTATTATTTTGATGGGACTAAGAATGTTATTTACAAATACGGAAGTTCAATTAAATATTGGATTTATTTGTTTGTGTATTGGTACAGGATTTTATATTTATAGTTTAAAATTAAAAGATTGATATTATGAGATTTTTAAAATTCTTAATACGTAATATACATATATGGTGATATCACGAACAAATAGAACGTACATGCAGAATATGTGATAAACATCAAATTAACGTAAAAATAATACATTTTGGTGTTAGACCTCCATATGTTGATAATTGGAAAGACTTAAATTAAAAAAATAAAATAAATGGCTTATTTAAATGTAGTTAATTACGCTGGTGCAAAATATAAAATTGATTTAAATCGTGAGATAGCACGGGGAGGTGAAGGTGTTGTTTATGAATTAAATTCAAATACAGTTGCAAAAATTTATCATGATGGTATTATTCCTATTACTAAGGAAAAATTTGACTTTATAAAAAAGTTGGATAAAAATTTATTTATCGCTCCTCAGGAATTACTTTTTGATTCAAAATCAAGAGTAATAGGTTTTACTATGGAATATCTTAATAGTGACTTTTATCCATTAAGTAATATTTACGTAAAATCTTTTTGTCAATCTCACAGTATAGATAAAAAGTCTAAACTAAAAATAATTGAGCAATTAATAAAAGCTATTAAATATGCTCATGATTTAAATATTGTAATTGGAGATTTAAATTGCTTTAATATTATGATGAATAATTCAGGTGATATTAAATTAATTGATACGGACTCATATCAAACTCCTGGGAATGTACATTCAGGTAGAATGATGGATGAAATTAGAGATTATTTATATCAAGGAAAAATAGATAAAAATAGTGATTTTTTTGCATTATCTATTCTTGCATTTAATATGCTTTCTTTTACACATCCATTTAAGGGTATTCATAAGAAGTATTTGAAGATTTCAGATAGAATGATACACAAGATACCTATTTTTGTAAGTGATTCAGACCTTAAACATCCTAAATGCTATGAGCCTATACAAGATAAAAATTTTATGGGACAATTTGAGCGTTATTATTTACGTGGCGAAAGGTTTTTATTGTCCTTAACAGATGTCAATCCAAATCTAGTTGTAATGGCTATAAATAAACCTTCTAATGTTGTTAAATATGATAAAGGGGATTTAATTATAACTAATGTTTTTGATGGAGATGACTTAAAGAGAGTGCTGACATCTGACAATCATTTAATTGTAGAAACAAAAAATGAGTTTAAATTATTTAATGCAAGAAATAAAGGTTATGTTACAATGACTGATATTATACTTAAAAAGGATTATGATAAAGTTTATGTAGGACATAAAAATATTTTATTAAAAAAAGGTAATGAACTTTATGTTTATAATGGAAAAGGAAAAACTACAAAACTTAATTTTAAGTTTGCAGATAAATATATTGAAAAACAATTTGAAGATATTTTATTGATTGTTGAAGAAGATAGAATGTATAAAATTTTTATAGATGAAACGATAACTTCAAATATAAAAATAAGCGCAATCAATGTTTATGGTAAAGGGTTTCAAAAAAATAATGGCTTAATGTATAATTCTGGCGGAGGTCAAAATATTTTTTATAATGAAGCAGGTAAAGAAATAGCAGTTTTAAATTCTCCTATACGAATTAATGACCTTTATCAGGATAAAAATATTGGTATTGTTCAATACAGAGAAAACTCTGAGATGAAATATAAATTATTTAAAATAGAAAAAATGAAATTGAATATTTCTGGGGATGAAATAGAAGGATTTTCAAATTTTGCATTTAGAAAAAATCCTGATGGAGAAGGATTTGTATTTATACCACGAGATAATAAAATTTCAATCATAAGAACACAAGACTTTTCTGAAGTATCTCAAATGGATTGTGACCTTGTATCTACTGAGTCTGTAATTAAAAATACTAATTCAGGTTTAATATTATTAGAAGAAGGTAAAGTATGGTTGTTAAATAAAAAATAAAAAATGAGTTATTATAAAGATTTAACCTCATACAACTATCGTCATCATTCTAAGAAAGAATTAAATGTAGGATGGTTACAAGAAGACCAGCCTTTTGAGGTTGGAGAAACTCCTGAAGGTTTTTTAGATAAATTAAAAAATTTTTCTAACTTTAGGATGTTTCAAACAAAAGGCTGGCAAAGTTGTCATTTTTGCGATGAAAATGAACATAGTTCTAATGAAATTAGAGTAGTTTCAAATGAAGGTGTATATTATGCATCTCCCATGATGATTATTCATTATGTAGAAGCACATAAGTATTTACCTCCTGAAGAATTTATTATAGCAGTTATGGAAGGACCAGAGCCAGACTCAGAGGAATATAAAACAGCAATAGCAATGATGCCTAATTATTGGGAAATGAGACAACCAGACCCAAATGATGAAGATTATGAAGAAAAGATGGCAAAGATTATGACTAATGGTATTACTGAAGCAGTTGATACAGAAATAATGAAAGATGTAATGAATGAATCTCCTGAATTAAAAACCTTTATTGAAGGTTATAATAAAGTTATGCCTGCAGTATATGGTTTTAACAAAAAAAAAGATGATTCAGAAAAAAAAAGTTAATAACTCTATTGTTTCTTTGATATAAAAGTTTTATTTTCGTATCATACTAAAGCAATTGTATGGCAAAACGACAAACTAAACTAGAAAAAGAGCAGAAAATAGAAACTATTGTTCTGACTAAACAACCAGAAATAGCTACGAATAAGTATCAAGCTAAATTCTCATTCGATTATACATTAAATCGACCAATTTTTAAAATATTCTCTGATTATTTTAATATTCTCATCGAGAGTCCAGAAATGCAAGAAAAACATGGACTGAAAGTGATTGGATTTCTTCGAGATAATGAATTTAAAGAAAATGTAAATCTCTATGAAGGCTATGGACAAAAAAATGTCCTTGTACAATTTCAGGACATGACTGTAAATCTTTTGTTTGATGTATTTAAACAACAAAATGAAGTACAATTTTATTTTTACATGTCATCAAGTAAAAAAACATTTGTAGATGCTGAGGCATTTTATGATAAAGTTTGGGGGCATGCAGTTCAAGTTAGTGATTTAAAAGGTAGTTATTTCTCAATGGAAAGAGATGAAATTGAGTGGGATAAAAAACCAATTGAAGAACGTAATTTTAATGATATACATTTACCTAAGTTTATGATTGAAGACTTGAAAATGTATGTTGAGGCTTTTAAACAAGAAGGTATATTAATGAGATTCTTAATGGCAGGTAGTCCAGGAACAGGAAAAACAGAATCTACATTAGTTTTAGCAAATATTTTGAATAAAATGGGTGTTACAGTTATTAAAACTCCAGTTTGTTCAATGATTAAAGAAAAAGTACAATTAGCTAAGTTATTAGCCCCTTCAATTCTTATCTATGATGATATTGATTTATCTTTAGGTTCCAGAACTAAAGGTGTACACCCAGAAAAATTACAAGACTTTTTAGATGTAATGGATGGTACAGATAAGTTAGGGCCAAATGTTGGAATTATTGCAACAACTAACTCAGTAGATTTATTAGACTTGGCAGCTCAAAGACCAGGACGTTTTGATAGGTCTTTATCATTTGATGATTTAACTTTAGAAAACATAAGACAAATTATTTTAAAGTCTTTAAAATATGGATTTGGATTAGAAACTACAAGTGAAGAAGCTAAAATTTTCACAGATGCTAAAGTTGTAAAAATATTCAAAGATTCAAGAGCAACAGGAGCAAATATACACAGTAGTATTAAAATGCTTAAATTCAGCATGAATTTATTGAAAAAGAAAATTACCTTAGAAAGTATAATTGAGTCATTAGAAGGTAAAATCAAAAGCGATGAAAAAATACGTAGCTCTAATTACTTAAGCGATAAATTGACAGGAGGAACTGGCGGAAGAATGGGCTTCAATAGTAATTCAAGTTCAGAGGATGAAGATTATGAGAATGACTCAGCTAAAGTCTATAATCCAAATGATGATGATTTTTCAGAAAGAAGAAAGTCGTCAGGTAGCGGATGGAATAAAAATTACGATTAATTTAAATTAAAAAAGAGAGGAGCTACTACCTCTCTTTTTTTTGAAACCTTTTTTAAAAAAAAACGTATATAAAAACATGTCAGAAAAAGAATTAATACAAAAAGACCTTGATGAACTTGCTCAAAAACAAGAGCAGGAACAATTAGCAAATTTAGAAAGATATCATTATTTAAAAAATAATGGTTATATTTTATTTGAAACAATAACTGGTAGTCAAGCGTATGGAACTAATACTCCTACAAGTGATATTGACCGTGCCTTTGTATATATTTTGCCTGAAGATGATATTCTTGGTATGGAATATAAAGAACAGCTGAAAATTCATAAAGACTACATGGGTTATGAAATCCGTAGATTTTTAGAGCTTTTAAGAAAGGGAAATCCAACTGTTTTAGAGTTGCTTTATTCTCCGTCAGATTGTATTTTAATTAAACATCCAGCTTTTCAAATTCTTTTACAAGATAAAGAAAAATTCGTTACTAAAGTATGTGAAAATGCTTTTTATGGATATGCTAAACAACAGCGTACAAAAGCAGAAGGTTTAGAGAAAATGATGAATTGGGAAGTTCAGAGAGTAACAAAGAAAACTCCAATTGACTTTTGTTATATCCCTCAAGGTTACGATTCTATACCTGCTGCTTATTGGCTTGATAAACATAACCTTGAACAAAAATTTTGTGCTTTAACATCTGTTAGTCATTGCAGAGATTTATTCGCTTTATACTACGATGCTGAAGCTCACAATTGTTTTTCTGAGCTTATAGATTTTGAAGAGCGTGAGGCTTATAAAAAGCTGAGAAAGGAGAATGGATTTACAATGGGTCTTGGTTATAAAGGTATTGCTTTTGAAGATTCAAATGATATTAGATTATCTAATATTCCTTTAGAAGAAAGAAAAAATTCACTTTGTAATTTATCTTACAATAAAGATTCTTATAGAAAACATTGTGATGATTATAAAAAATATCAAGAGTGGCTTGAAAAAAGAAATGAAAATAGATGGGTAGAAATTCAAGGACATGGACAAAAAATTGATGGTAAAAATATGATGCATTTTATGCGTCTTATTATGATAGGTAAAGAAATAGCAGAGGGCAAAGGGATTAATATTAGAAGACCTGATGCTCCTGAACTATTAAAAATTAGAAGAGGAGAAGTTTCTTTACAAGACTTATTTGATACATCAGATGAATTATTAAAAGAAATGAAGGAGTCTTTTAAAACATCTGATTTACCAGAAGAGGTAACTCAAAGATATATTCATAATTTACTTGTTAAAATTAGAAAAACATTTTATCGTCAACAAAGTGGAGTTATGAGTTTATTGGAAAAAGCACATTTCAACAGCGTTATTGTTAATTCTGAAGAAACTAATCCTTTTATTGTTAAAGCATTTGGAGAAAAATCGGAATTACAAGACTTTATCACAAAAGCTATTGTAGATAAAATGTGTGAATATCAAGACCATGATTTTGTTGAAATTCTTGAAAAAGATGCCCCAAGCTTTTTAATGTCAGGACTTGTTTGGAATAGTAATAGATGGCCTAAAACTAAACATGCTAGAACTGGTATTGCATGTAAGGTGAATATTGATAAATTTTCAGTTTTAGCTTGGAATAGAGATTCTATCACTATAATGGCAGGCGCAGATTGGCAGGAGCCAATTAAGTTTGATATTGTAATGTGGCAAGATACATTAGCAGCTATTAATATTACTCCTGTATCTGAATGGAAAGAAGGTGTGGGCTTGAAAGAGCTATTTAAAAAATTAGGATTTGAAATAATTAATTAAAATGGAAACAAACGTTAGTAATAAAAGAATAAATGATATTGAAGAGTTTACTAAACTTTTTAAAGTGACTATTCCTGTAGAATCTGAGTTCGAATATTATATTGATACTCTTAAACAATCTAAGGAATACTCAAATAAACTTACTGCAAACTTATCTTTGTATTTAAGCTTAGAAGAATTCGTTGAAAAGAATGGTTATAAATCAGTTAGAGAGTATAAAAAAAAATGTTTAGATACTTTAAAGGATTATATTCTATCAACAAATGCTTATGCAAATTTATTGTCGGCGCCATTACCTACTCAAAAACTTGAGACAAAGACATTGATAAACTCTGTAGAGCCTCATCAATACTTAGTTTCTCTTGACTTTAAGAGTGCGAATTACAGTGCTTTAAAGATGTTTCAAAATCCTGGAGAAGATGAATTGGGTACAGACTGGGAGGATTTGTGTTCAAGATTTAATATTCATGAGTGTCTTGTTAAATCAAAGTCTTTTAGACAAATAGTTTTTGGAAATACAAACCCAAAGAGACTTCAAACATTTCAGCATGTTCAAACATTAAAATTAGTTGAGCACTTGAAAAAAGAATTAAACTTTGTTGAAGAAGACTTTGTGTTTATTTCACATGATGAAGTTATTTTGAAAGTAGAAAAAGCATCAACAGTTCAAAATAAACTCAAAATTAATCTCGATAAGATGCTTGATAATGTTATTAAAATGCCATTGGGGTTAACAATATTCACACTTGAAAAGATTAAGAAAGATACTTTTGTTAAGACAATATACCATTTAGATATTTTTACTCCTTCTATTGGGTCTCGTGGATTTATTGATACGGCTGCAGGAAGATGGGTTTTTGAGGAGGATTATAAGACATTGCATGGAATAGCTTCACACAAGTTTTATATGTACTTTAAGAAACATATTTTAGCTAAGCCGATAGATGAAAGGGATTTGATGTTTAAAATAGATGGAGAATTAGCAAAATGGATAATTTGATAGAAATTCTATTTCTGTTTTTTTGTTTTTCTTAATATTAATTTGACGTTTAGTAATGCATAAATTTGATAGATTTCCTATTTCTTTAGCGGGAATATTATTTTGGAATCCGTAATAAATACTTTTTTTATGGTCAATTGTAGGATATATAGGAGAATTGTAATGTAAATTTAAATTTTCTTTAATATATTCATTATCATAAAAGTCATATCCATTCCAATTATTAAATAATTCTTTTTTAGATTTTTTAGTAATATTATCTACTTCTTTTCTATAAATGTTAAATTCAGATAAAAAAACAGGGTCTATCGCATTGCCATTTCTTATTTTTGTATTTAATATTTTTTCTTTTATAATATTACTTTGGCAAGAATATTCTGTGCCATATTTTAATAAATTGGTACTCTTGCTTCTTTCTTTAACTTCTTTGCTTTGAAGTGAGTATTCAACTCCAAATTTTTCTAAATTTGTTTGTTTTATTTTGTCTTGAACCCAATTTAATTGCGATGGATTAATTACATTGAATTTTTCTAATAGTTTTTGCTCAATAAAAGATTTGTTTTGAAAAATATTTTTAACTTTAAAATTTTTCAAAAAAGTTTCTTCCTTTTTTGTTTTAATTTCTTTTGCTTGTGAAATATTTTTAACTCCATATTTTTCTAATACCGTTTTTTCTTTTTTTAGCTCAGAGCATTTTTTGCAAATTGACATTCCATTGTTTTTATTTACATTTATAATGTAATTATAATATTTAATGTTGTATATAGATTTGCACAAATCACATTCATAGTCTATTTTTATAGCACTACCTTTTGGTAAATCTTGATAAGGAATTAAAATTATATCATTACACACAACTCTATAGCCTATACTTTTATAATAAGAAAGTGTTTTAGAACTAATGGTAATAGTTATAATCTTATTTACAATCATTTTTTACTTTTTTAAAATTTTGTTTTAATTCAGTTTCTATAAACATTCTAATTCTTTTAGAAAGAGAAAGACCATTTTCATCGCAGAATTTTTTATATTTTTCTTTTAAGACTGTATCAATTCTAATTGTAATTGTTTCTTCTTTTTGTTTTGACATGTTATAATTTGTTTGTACATTTATAAATAGAAAGAAAAAATAAAAATTGAAACTTTTTTATGAATTTTTCGTATAAAATTGTATAATAATTAAAAATAAAACCGAAAATGAAAAAAATAACATTATTAATTACAATTATTAGTTTAAGTTTAAGTGCTTGTAAAAGTCAAGAAAGTGAAATGAGTGCTAAAGAAAAACAAAAAAACAGTGTTTTATCACAAACAGAAAAATTTTTATTTAAAACATTACATGATTCATCATCATATCAAATGGTGTCCTTTACTTTAATAGATAGCTTTAATGAAAGTAGAATATGTGAAAATCATATAAAATTAAGCGAAAAATCTATTAAAGTTTTTACAGATATAATTAAAGATATGACAGAAATTAATAATACTATGAAAGAATTAGGCGAAAAAACGGATGATTCTTTAATAGTTTCCAGTAAAATCGAATTAATGAATATTGGAGCTGAAATTGATAGTTGTAAAAAACTTATTAATTATTATAAAAAATACACATCTGAAGATTCAATTAAAGTAAATGTGTATAAGTTGACACTTAGAGGTAAAAATGCATTTGGTGCTTTAATTATTGATAATATGTATGTTATTCATAATATAGATGAAAGTTTTTATAAGCTCACAAATAAACAAAAGCTTTTCTTTGTTAAAGAGTATGAACCAATGGATATGCGTCTATATTTAAGTAATATAGAAAAAGGTTTTCAAACATTAAAAAAATGATTAACAAAAAGGTCAATACTCAGAAACGAAAGCTGCCGCATTATGAAAAAATGCCTTCTTCTATTACAAAAGAACAGGCTAAAAAAGATTATTCATATGTGTGGCAAAAAATGGACGAACTGGTACCTAATTTGAATTCAGAAGAGAAAAGACGAGTAATTGAAATTATTGCTAGTTCTTGTAAATCTTGTTTTCAAGATGAAACTGGATGTCAGTGTTGGAATGATGAATAAAAAATTGTAAATTTGTAAAACTAAAAAATAAAAACGTGGAAAATTTAAAAGAAAAAATTAATGCAGATTATATTGCTGCATTTAAAGCTAAAGAAACAGTTAAAAAAAACTTGTTAGGTGTAATTAAGGCTGCTATTACAGCTGAAGAACAAAAACCTGGTAATCCACAAGTTGGAGATAAGGAAATTATGGCTGTATTAAAATCAGTTCGTAAGGGTATTGCTGAAGTAATTGAAAAAACAGATTCTGCAGAGGCTAAAGAAGAATTGGGCGTAGTAGATTCTTATTTACCACAACAAATGTCTGAGGAACAAGTTAGAGTAGCTGTAGCTGAAGTTATTTCTGAAACTGGAGCAAAGACTCCTGCTGAAATGGGTAAGGTTATGAGCGGTTTTAAAGCAAAATACGATGGTAAGGCTGATGGAAAATTAGTATCAACAATCGTTAAAGAAGAACTTGGTAAAATCACTGCTTAATTTTCTATGTCTGAAAATAGAAAAGAAATATTTACTATTACTTTAAAAGGTAAAATCGAGTTTGAACCAGAACATAGAACTAGAAAACAAGAATTGCAATCTTCTTGGAAAAGAGTTGCAATGGTTGTTTTTGATGGAGAAGTAGAAAGATATTATAGATGGTTTTATAAAACTAGATTTAATCTTGAATTACTTAGCACTGTACGTGGGGCTCATGTTACTTTTATAAATGATGCTTTAGGCAAAATTGATGGTGAAAATGGAACTTTAGAAGAAAAAGAAGCGAAATGGAATGCTCTTAAAGAAAAATGGAATGGTAAAAAAATTGAAGTAACATTTAATTTAAGGCCTTTTTATGATTTAGATTCTAATTGGAAAAATGATATTCCAAGAATATTAACCGATGAAGAATTAGCAGAAGGAAAAATTCAAAAAGTTTCTCATACTTACCATTGGTGGTTAATTGTTGACCATAAATTTAGAGAAGAACTCCATGCAATCCGAGCTGAGATAGGTTTAGTAAAGCCTTTCTTCGGATTGCATATGACATTTGGAGTTTTAAGTCAAAATTATAAGATGAATAATGATGGTAAATTAATTTTAGATAAGGATAAAAATCCAATTCCAATTTTTAATTCACAAATTGAGCATGCTAAACAGCTTCATAAACTTTATGAAAAAGATTTAATTTTAATTAATCAAGATTATGGAAAATAAAAAAAATAAATATAAAGAGATTCATATACAATATGTATATGAACTTTTTTTTGATGTTATGTCAAAATATGTTAAATCTAAAAGAGTAATTGACAATCTCTTTAAAGATGTGGTTGAATGTTATTCTGATAAATCCAGACACTATCATACTATGCATCATTTATATGGAGTTATTAGTATGTGGGATTCTCATAAGCATCTCTTGGCTAAGCCTGATGAAATGTTTGTTGCTGCTATCTATCATGATATTATTTATAATCCTAAAAAAAGAGATAATGAATACCAAAGTTCTATGTATTTTTTAAATAAAGTTTTTACAATTATTCAGAAGAACAATTATAAATTAAAGACGCTTGAATGTGCTACAATTGCAATGGCTATTTTAGCTACAAAGCATGGTAGTGATTTTTCTCAAACAATGTTAGAAAATAATCAAGATGTTAGATATTTAGTTGATTTTGATTTAGAAATTCTTGGTACTAGGCATCAATCTACTTATGACTGGTATAAAGATGGAGTACGTAAGGAATATAGTATGTATTCTGATAAAGAATATAAAGAGGGCAGAATCAAGGTGTTAGAACATTTTTTAAATTCAAAGAAAATTTATCTAACAAAAGAATTTAAAAAAATAGAAAAAAAAGCAAGAAAAAATTTGCAGAATGAAATAAATTCGTATATTTGCTAAACAAAATATACAATTTATGTTTAATGTAAAAATACGCTATAATACAGCAGTCGATGATGACTTTTTATACTGGAGAGTTTTAATTGATGGTATTGAGCACCTCGCTTCCGATATAGTTATTGAAGTGCCTACTTATTCTACTAAGGATGAGATAGAAGGTGTAGGTATAAAGCATCACATTTCTTGTGAAGCAGAGGAAATCATTTGGGATGAAGAAATAAAAAAAGTAACAATAAAATAAAAACCGTTTATGAAACAAGACAGCAGCAAAGAATTTCAAAATTATGCAGTAAAACATTTGGGTATGAATAGACTAACCTTAGAAGGTTATGCTAAATACAATAATGTATATATGCAAAATAGAGTACCTATTATTACAAGTATGATTGGTGTAATGCCTCAAATGCAAATGCCAGTTGGAATGACTCCTTATATTATGGAAGAAAGACAAATGAATGTAGCTCAAGTAGATGTATTCAGTCGTTTGATGATGGATAGAATTATATTTCTTGGAATGGGAATAGATTCACAAGTAGCAAATATTATTATCGCTCAACTTTTATTTTTGGAATCTGCAGACCCTAAGAAAGATGCTACGATTTATTTAAATACTCCTGGGGGAAGTGTTTATGATGGTCTTGCGATTTATGATACAATGAATTTAATTAGACCAGATGTAGCAACAACTGTAACTGGTATGGCAGCATCTATGGGATTTGTATTGGCAACTTCAGGAACAAAAGGCAAACGTTCAGCTTTAAAACACTCAAGATTAATGCAACATCAACCTCTTGGTGGAGCAGAAGGTCAAGCATCTGATATTGAAATCACAGCAAATCAAATTAAATTATTAAAGAAAGAATTGTACGAAATTATTGCTGATAATACAGGTCAAAAATATGATAAAATTTATGCAGATTGCGATAGAGATTATTGGATGACTGCTGCAGAGGCTAGAGATTATGGAGCAATTGATAATGTAATTCAAATCGTTAAGAAGAAGTAATATGGAAAACTCTAAGAAAAAAATAGCAATATATCCAGGAACATTTAATCCATTTACAATTGGACATTTAAATATTCTTGAAAAAGCTGAACGAATATTTGGCGAAAAAAATGTTATTATTTTAGTAGGAGATAATCCAGAAAAAGAAAAAACAACTGTTGATAGAGTTGCTACAATTAAATTTAATCTTCCAAGTAAAAATGTAGATACATTTACAGGCTTTTTGACTGACTATATTTATACAAAAGAAAAAGAAGGGTTTGAAGTAGTTGTAGTAAGAGGATTAAGAAATGGAGTTGACCTTGATTATGAGGTTAATAGAATGAGATATTTAGAAGATAGAAAGAAGCATATTGATACTGTTTACTTAATGTGTGATAAAGAGTATGAGCATATATCTTCAAGTGGTTACAGAGCATGTGAAAAAATACAAGAAGGCTCAGGTTATTATTACATTGCAAAAGAATTACCAACAATTGAAGCTGTTAGTGGAGCAGAATGTATTGTTTTTATAGATGAATATGAAGTAGATATTTTGAAGAAGTATCAAATTCATCCAAAAAATAAAATAAACGATTTGGTATTTCTTAAAACTCATGGTTTATTAGATAAAAGCTTTACTTATGCAGGTTCATATGTAGAGTGTTTATCTTGGATTAAAGAACAAGAAACAAAAAAAAATGATTAAAGTAATAACAATATCAGATTCTCATTCTCGTCATGGAGGTATTTATCAGCTTCAAGATGATGAGATAATTGATAATATTGAAACATTTGAACATGTTGCAGGTATTGTTAATGGATATAATCATAGTGTTTATTTGCCAAGTGATATTGACTTATTTATCCATGCTGGAGATTCATCAATGCACGGTACTGAATTTGAAATAAGACAATTTCTTGAATGGCTTAGTGGAATAAAGGCTAAATATAAAATATTAATTGCAGGTAATCATGATTTTTTGTTTGAAAGACAAAGAATGATTGCAAAAGAACTCTTGGAACAACATAAAGATATAATTTATCTTGAAAGTTCTTCTGTTGAAATAGAAGGAATAAAAATTTATGGAGAACCAAGACAGCCATGGTTTCATAGTTGGGCTTTCAATGTTCAACGTGGACCAGACATAAGAAAATATTGGGATGCTATTCCAGAAGATACTGATATATTGGTTACACATGGTCCTCCTTATGGAATATTAGATATGACATTAAGAGGTGAAAATGTAGGGTGCAAAGATTTAAGAGATAGAATTCAGGAATTGCAACAGTTGAAGTTGGTTGTTTTTGGGCACATACATGAAGATGCTGGACATGAACTGATTAATGGAATTCACTATGTGAATGCAAGTGTCTTAAATGTAAGGTATCAGTTACAAAATAGGCCACAAGCATTTTTAATTGATGAAAATAAAAACATAACAAAAATTGATATTATGGAAGTAGAGAAACAAGAAGAAAAAAAAGAGAGTAAGTTTGCTCCTATAAAAGAAACAGTTCAATTCGACGAATTGATGAAGATGGATATTCGTATTTGTAAAATTGAGTCTGTAGAAAAAGTTCAAGGTAAAGATAAGCTTTATAAACTTGAGATTAATACAGGAGTAGACAAGAGAGTGGTTGTAAGTGCCATTGCTCATCAAATATCAGAGGATAAAATCTTAAACAAGAAATTTCCCTTCATCTTAAACTTACCTCCAAGACCAATTGCAGGAATTGAATCTCATGGTATGATTATTCTTGCTGCAGATTCTGATAAGAACTACCACTTGCCAGGAGACGAAGAAACTGAGGTAGGTTCAATAGTAATTTAATAAACAGAAACAAATAAAAACAAAAACAACAAAACAATGGAAATCACAGGAATCCTAAAAACAAAAGAAGATACACAGAAAGTATCTGACAAATTTCAAAAGCGTGAATTTGTATTAACAACTGACCATACAACTCCGTATCCTCAGCACGTGTCTTTTCAATTAACACAAGACAAATGTGGAATTTTAGACCAACATGCAATTGGTAGCGAGCTAAAAGTTCACTTTAACTTAAGAGGTCGTGAGTGGAGTGGTCCACAAGGCGTAAAGTATTTCAACACTTTAGAAGCTTGGAAAATTGAAGGTTCTGGAGCTCAAACTTCAGCACCATCTAAATCGGCTACAGCAGCGCCAGCAGCAGCATCTACAGGTGCTCCAGCAGCTTCAGCTAATCCGACTTTCCATTCATCTGTATCGGATGATGATGACTTGCCTTTCTAATATGAAAACTTGGCATTATGAAGCAATTGTAATAGGAGCTGTGTTAATTACACAGCTCTTTTTTACAATTTTTACATATCAAGAGATTGTATGTTCTCTTGCTGTGTTTTTTACATTTCTTCATGCGCAAGTTGCAGATAGAATGCAAGAAAGACAAGCAATACTGGATACTCCAGACGTTCATTGTTATTGGAAGCTAAATTGGTTCTTCGCTATTAAAGAATTTTTGTGGATAACTTTTTTCTTAATGACAAGTGCTTATGCTGCTTTAACAGGAGCTATATTGTTTTTTCTTTATCCTTTTTGGAGAAAATATTGGAGAAAAATTAAACCTTTAGAAAAAAATTAAGATGGAAGAATCAGAAAGAAATATGCGATTAATGCAATTGCTAATCAAGCTTAATGAAGAAAAAGATTTTGATACTATTGAGCTATTAGGTACAATGGTTAAAAATGATACTCCTTCTATGCAGATGTCATTTGAGGTTATGACTAAAAATAGTCCGCTTGCTTCATTTATGGGTGTGGAAAAATTGGCGGATGCTTTTGAGAAAAAGGAAGAGGCACAAGAATCTACAAAAGATGAATAATAAAATGGAAAATAAACAATATACTTTTTTTTGGAGAAGCAAATCTCCATTTTCTCAGTGGCACGCTTCAGGGTTTTATGTAGATAATATCTATTATAAGACTGCAGAACATTATATGATGTGGTCTAAGGCTATGCTTTTTGGGGATAAAGATAAGGCTGCTGAAGTTTTATTGTGTGAAGAGCCAAGAGATGCAAAACAAAAAGGAAGAGAAGTATCAGGATTCAATAAGGATATTTGGGAAGCAAATTGTAAGAAATTTGTATATGATGGAAATTATGCAAAGTTTAAACAAAATGCAAATAATCACCATGCATTAATGAGTACTGGAGATACATTGCTTGTGGAAGCTGCTCCTAATGATGCAATATGGGGAATTGGAATTGATGAAGCTACAGCAAAGAAAATGTCTCCAGATAAGTGGCCAGGAACTAATTGGCTTGGAGAAGTTTTAACTGAGCTCAGAGAAAATCTTAAAAAGGAGTTGTTGGCAAGTGACGATGTTGTAGTAGAATGCCCACAATGTAAAAATAAATTTTGGACTTTTTATACTGACATGGAAGGTGCTGTTGCTATGCATTTTTGTTCTGATGAATGTCAAGAAGAATTTCATAAAAAATAATTATTATGCTTAATTTACCTATACCAATAAATAAGAGGCTTGAAAATCTAAATAATATTTTGATTGTTGGAGCTGGAGGTGGCAGCGATGTGTTATGTGGCTTACCGCTTTATTATACTTTGCTTAAGCAAGGTAAAAAACCTCATCTTGCAAATTTAAGTCATACAGATTTTAAAATAATTAATGAGCATTCAGACCCAATAGTTTTAGATAGTTGCTTGATAGGTGTAAATCATATTATAAAAACTCCTTCAAAAAATTTTGTTGAAGGATATTTGAGTCAATTTTTTAAAGTAGCAACAAACCAAGATGTAACAGTCTGGATGTTTAATAGAACTTATGTACAAGAATTAAAAAGGGCCTTTCAACGACTAATCGCACATTTAAATATTGAAGCAATCATATTAGTTGATGGAGGTGTAGATTCTATAATGCAAGGCGATGAAGGAAAAAGCATTTTAACAAACAAGTTTATAGATACAACTTTATTGTTATCAACTTTGCAAGAAATAAAGCTTGTAAATAATACTTTTGCTGTTTCGTGCTTAGATTTAAGTAATAATAGCCAAATAGTTAATAAAAGAATTTCTGAAATATCATTATATGGAGGTTTTTATGGCGGATGTATAATTGCAAATTATATGACTTCTTTTGATTTGATGAAATCTGCAAATGAGCATTTAATTGCTAATAATAACATTTTAAAGGATGTTAAATTGATTGTAAACAAAGTAGATAATACCCTTGAAGATGATAATGAAAATTCTTTTGGAATAATAAGTTATTTGTTTTATAATCCAGAAGCTTTGGTGTATAAAAATATATTAGCAGACAAAATAAAAATATCTCAAACTTATTTCGACATTGTTCAAATTATTTCTCCTTACATTCAAAATAAAGTTTAAAGAAACTTCCAATAAAAACCTTTTTTTGTTGGAGCGTTGTTTTTTATAGAGCGTCTAATTGTAGACTCATTTACTTTTAGTGTTAATGCTGATTCTGATAGTGAATTGAATTTTATATTTTCTCCTGTAAAAATATTTATGTATATTATGGCTTTGCCGTTTTTACCTTTTTTTGATATACTTATTCTTTTGCATGTTTCTAACGTTTTTGTTCTTCCTTTTAGAGAATTGCTTATTTTTTGTTTTACATTATCAGGAATAGTCTGTCCTTTTAAAGTATTGCTGATTTTTTGTTTTGTCTCTTCTTTTAATTTTTTACCAAAATTATGATTTAAAACACCATATAAAACAGGAGGATTTTCCCCTCCTGGATTTATATTATATAGTTCAAATCCCCAACTTCTAAATAAAGATATGTAATAAGATTCCCATATATACCATTCAGAATAAGGCACAACATCAACAGGCTCTATTATAGGTCTTAAATTTTGATTGAATAAATTTCTTATCCAATTATTTTTTCTATTTATATTAGAATTTCTATCACAAATATGTTGCGTAAGTCTTTTTTTTAAACCAACCCTTTCTCTTGTTACGCCTATATACTTTACCTCTTTTTTTATAGGACATGTCAAAGAGTAAATTATAATATTTTCTTCCATGAAATTATTTATTTAAATCTTTTTCTATTAAGTTGCGAATATACTCTGAAATTGATTTATCATTAAGTTTTATTTCTAATTTTTTATATAGTTCAGTGCTCATTCTAAAACTTAAGGTTTTTTGCTTTTCATTTTGGTCAGCGTAATTAATCACACATTCAATTTCTTGTTGTATAATTTTTTGATTATAATTGAGATGTTTACACATTTCTTCAAACCATGGACTTGAATATTGATAATAAGTATTGTCAATTTTTTCTATCCCTTTTTTGTATAATGGATGTATAGTCCAATGGAGACGTATGTAATTAAAATGATTTTCATTGTTATAGGTGTTTAAAAATAATTTATTAAAATAAGAATTGTCTTTTGGTGTAGAAGCAATAATGGCTTTGCTATCTTTTAAATAAGATAAGGACATTCCGAGGCCCATCCAGATATATTCTAACTCTTTAATATTAGCTGCTTCATCTATAAATAACATATTTAAAGTTTCTCCTCTTCCTGCATTAGACGATGGAGTAAGAACTTTCACACGACAACCATTTGTTAATTCAAGTTCAGTTTTATTGTTTTTAACAAAGTCATCTTCCCAATGAAAATAAGTTTTTACAACTTTTTCGTCTTTTATTTCGTCTGCAGAATAATTTTGTAGGATTATTTTTATATTATCTAAGATACGTTTACCAGAATCAAGATTGTGGGACATAATAGCAACTACTTTATTATAGTTAAATAATATATACCAAGCAATATATATTTCCATCATTGACGTTAAATGAATTTGTCTGCTTTTAACAATTGCATTAAAATTATTATTATGAATATTATTAATAAAATCTATTTGATAATCAAAAGGTTTAATATGCTCAAATTGATGAGTAAAAGCATTAAAAGACAACCAACATTCTTTCATAAAGAGTTCTGGGCTTTTTGAATAGGCTATATGTTTTTCTAAATTTATCATATTTGTATTACATGTATTACATTTTTAATAAATAGGAAGAAAAAACAAAAAAATGAAACCTTTTTCTTTTTAAAACGTATAAGCTTGTAATGGGTAATATGGCTCAACATACAAGTGTTGGATTTGTTTGTCCTGTAAGAGGATGCGACAAAAAGCATAATCGTAGATTCTCTCATATGGGACTTGCAATGCATTTAGTCAAAAAACATCCAGGTGAATTTGAAAAAAGACTAAAAGTAAAACAAGAAAAAAGATAATGGCAATCGTATGTTCCAGGATGCTTAGGTGTCCAGGAGGTTGGGCGGAACTCCCAGCATTGCCACATAGGCTGATAGCTGAATAGGTAAATGAAATTCTTCGCAAGGGTATAAATTCCCGCCACTGTATACAGGTGGAAATAAACGCAAGTATTTCAATAGCGTTCTGTAATCAGAAGGTATCTGGGTTCGAGTCCCTGACGACCTACATAAAAATTTGAGTTGCATATTGAGAATTGATAGAAAAAATGCATTTGACTATCTTATATTCAATAATATAATGGTTAACCTGAATACTTTTAATACTAATGCAAATAGGTTATAAGGATAGGGAAGTTATTGGGTTCGATTCCCATGCGATTCACCAAAATTATAATAAATGAGTAATTTAAAAAACCCAAAAGCAATTATTAACGTATATAGGATGCGTTATCAAAGAGACCCTTTAACAAGGAAGTCTCCATCGTATACTGAGTATCAATTAGTAGTAGATGGTGTTAATATATTTACTAGAAGACCTACTGATGGTTACTCGAATGTTAAAAAGTTTAAACAGTGGTGCTTACAAACAAAAAAGTGTAAAGAGCTTGGAGTGATAGAAATAGATATTGCTAAGCCCTTTCATATTCAATTAGATTTTCAAGCTCAAAGATAAAAAATATGAAACTACCTTTTACTAAAGAAGAATTAATTGAGGCAGTTGGAATAAATAAATTGAAAATTAGAGACATTTTTATTTATGGTTCCCAAGTATACGGAAGTGCCCATGAAGGCTCTGATTACGATATTGTTATGGTAGCTGGCGCATTATTGCCTCATGAAGAGAAAAGATTAACTTTAAATGGAGTTAAGCTTAATGTGCATGTCTATACACCAGATGTTTTTAAACAAGCATTGCAGAAACATGATATCATGAATCTTGAGGCTGTGTTTGCTCCAGAGTGGGCAATCTTACAAGAAAAGTCTAGTTATTCAAGAGAAGTAAATGCAAAGAAATTAATTAAGAATAATCTTACTCAATCACAATCAAGTTGGTTTAATGGTAAGATGAAAATTAGAGATGGAAATATTACAAAAGGAGTGAAAGGTATTTTCCATTCTATGAGAATGCTTATGTTTGCAGCTCAAATTATTGAGCATGGAAAAATAGTTGATTTCTCAGTAGGAAATACTTTGTATGAAGAAATGATGGATTGCGATGAATTTGAATGGAGCTATTATAAGGAAAAATATCTTCCACTTAAAGTTGAACTTGAAGAAAAATTAAAATCACTTGTAAAACCAGAAGAAAATGTCGGATAAATCAAAAATTTCATATTGGCTTAAAGAACCTGGAGATGATAGCCCTCCTGCAGTTCATTTATTAACTACTGAATGCACAAAAGTTCCAGAAGTAGGAGAAATTATCGGTATTGACACAAAGATTGACAGAGAGCATCTTATTATCAAACATAATGAAATAAGTGGAGAATCACTTCAAAAATTTCTTAGAAGTGAAGATAAACAAGTTGATGGAGATTTTGTTATTGTTCATGTAAAACGTTGGTTTAAGGTTTTTCATAAAACTGTAAATCCAAAAGAATTACCATTAGGCTTGCAAAGTAACTCTACTTCTATTTTTTATAATAGATTTCCTGAAGAATATACAGTTGAAAATTTTGAAGTGTTTATTGAGCCATTTAGACACACTGAATTGACAGAGACTCCTATTGCAAAGCTTAGAAACAAGATGTCTCCAATATATGGTTATATGCAGGTATTGAAGGCTATTAGAGATAAGGAAATCAAAGTAACGGAAATGGGCGAACTTTTTGAAAAACTTCAAAATCAAGCCATAGATTCTGTTGATGATATTGTTGATTTTATTAAAAATAAAGATATCTGGAAATAAATTATGACCGACGAGAAAACAACTAAACGATGCGATGAATTAATGTCATTAGATATGAAATTTAATGGCGGTGAAATGGCTTATATTGGTAGTACAGACCTAAACAGAGATTTTAATGTTTATCCTATAGAGATTCAGTGCGATTCTGATGAGGAGTGGTCTGAAAAAATTGATGGTATGAAAAAAGAATTAGAAAGAAGAAAAAATGGAATTTAAAAATCTTGGTGAATGGTGTAAATATTAAAATGTAGCGTTTGTAATTTTCTCCCATATTTATCTAAAAAAGATAATTATGGAAAACTACTACGTTTATGTTTATTTAAATCAGTTAAAGGAAGGGATTTGGACGTTTAATGATAATGTATTTGAATATCAGCCTTTTTATGTAGGCAAAGGTAAAAAGAAAAGAGAAAAATCACATTTATATCCCTCTAATCTTAAGAAAAAATCTCATAAAAATAATATCATTAAACAAATAATAAAAGCAACTGGAGAAGAACCAATTCATATTAGAATTTATGAAAATTTGACAAATGAAGAGGCAATAAAAATAGAAGCGGAGTTTATTAAATTTTTTGGTAGAATAGATGATGGTACAGGTATATTAGCTAATTTGACAGATGGAGGAGAGGGAGTTAATAATTTTGCTGATAAAAATATTTCTAAACCATGGGCAAGAAAAAAGGTTTATCAGTATACATTAGATGGAGTTTTTGTTAGAGAGTGGGAAAGTATATCAAGTGTTGATATTGGTTTGAAGCAACCTACTAATATATCTACTTCAATAAAAAAAGGCGGTACCTGGGGTAATTCAATTTGGTCTTATACAAAAGAGGAATTTATGAAGCCTCGTATAAAAAATCAAATGAAAATTACTTATAAAAACATTGAACAAGTAGATAAAAAAACAGAAAAAGTAATTAAAGTTTTTGAAACTGCTTTAGAGGCAGAAAAAGCTTTAGGGCTAAGAGATGGGGCAAGAAATAAAATTTATGAATGTTTAAGCGGAAAGCTTAAAACAGCATATGGATACAAATGGAAATTAAAACAATAAACTAATGAACTTCAAAAATTTATCAGATTGGTGCAAGTGGCTTGAGAAAAATTTCTCCCCAGAAATAATGATACCTACTCTGCCAGTAATTATTAGACTGGATGGAAACAATTTTCATAATTGGACAAAGGGCCTTAAAAGACCATTTGATGAAAATCTCAGTAATCTTATGATTGATACAACAAAAATGCTTGTTCATGAGACAAATGCTGTAGTTGGATATACTCAAAGTGATGAAATTACGCTTATTCTTTATTCTGGTGACAGAAAAAGTGCTATTTATAATGATGGTAAAAAACAAAAAATATTATCTAAGCTAACTGGAAAGTTAACTCCATATTTTAATGATACAAGAAAAGAGTTTCTTCCTAATCATAATAAGATAGCAAATTTTGATTGTAGGATTTATCAAACACCTACATTGCATGATGCCGCTATTCAATTATTATGGAGAGAAAATGATGCAACTAAAAATAGTATCTCTATGCTTGCTCAAAGCCTTTTTCCACATGAAGACCTTCAAAATTTAAATGGTAGTCAGATGCAGGATAAAATGATGAATGAAAAAGGTGTTAATTGGAATGACCTTCCAGTTAAATATAAGAGAGGCTCTTATGTAAAGAGAATTGTAACTTCTAAACCATTTACAACGGAAGAATTAGCTTCTCTTCCTCCTTTGCATAATGCTCATAAGAATCCTGATTTGGTTATAGAGAGAAATGTAATTAAAGATATTGAATTCCCTATTTTTAATAAGATTAAAAATAAAGATAGAGTTATTTTCTTTGATGAAGAACCTATTCTTTCTATTTTTTCAGAGGAAGAGGATTTTGGTGAAACTATTTTATAAATTTATCGTATAAATAGTTATGATAGCAATTATTATTTTTTTATTAGCACTGTCCGCAATATTTTCTGGTCTTACAATAGGCTTACTTAAGCTTGATACTAATTATCTTGAGAGAAAGATAAAGTTAGGAAATAAAGATGCAGAAAAAATTTATGAGATTAGAAAAAATGGAAATCTATTAATCTGTACTTTAAATTTTGCAAATACATTGATTAATGTTGTTGTTACAACTTTAATGAATAAAGTTGCTCCTGAAAGTGAGTCAAATAATTATTTAGGTGTAATTATAGCTTTTGTTACTGCTACAGCTATATTTTTATTTGCAGAAATTTTGCCACAAGCTTTATTTTCAAAATATGCTTTCGAGTTTGCTGCTAAATTAACTTGGCTTGTTAAAATATTTTTAAAATTATTATGGCCTCTTATGAAACCTATTTCAATGGTTTTAGACCGTATTTTAGGAGAAGAAATAAAAGAACATTATGACAAAGAAGAATTAAATGCCATAATGGAAGAGCATGTTGGTGAGACTATTAATTCTGATGAGCAACGAATTGTTTCTGGAGCTATGGATTTATCAGAGAAAAAAGCTATTGATGTGATTACTCCTGTTGTAACATTGTTTAGATTAGAGGCTAAGACAGTTTTAAATTTTGAAATATTAGAAAAAATTAAAAGTGAACATTATTCACGTATTCCAGTGTATGAAGATACACGTGATAATATCATAGGTATTTTATTTGCAAAAGATTTATTAAATTATGACACAGATTTAGCTAAAACAGTATCTGAGATGTGTCGTAAGGAAAAAATTATGTCTATTGCTGAGACTATGAAATTGGATGCCTTAATGAAATTATTAATTAAGGAGAAAACACACATGGCTTTTGTTTATGATGATTTTAATTCTCTCTCTGGAGTTGTAACTCTTGAAGATATTATTGAAGAGTTATTGAAAATTGAAATTATGGATGAAAGTGATACTGTTGCTGATTTACAACATCAGGCTAAGAGCGAAAATAAAAAAACTTTAATTAGAGAATAATGATAGATACAACAAAAATTGCACAATTATATTATCGCTATAAGCAACGCAAGGATGACGAATTAAAAAAGTTTGCCAGCAGAATAGTTTGGCTTAAGAAAAAAGATGACAAATATTATGCTTTTGATGAGAAGTCAAAAAAAGAATTAGTCTCTAAACTTAGAAGTTTTTCTATAAACTTCGGAGATTTAAAGACAGAAGAAGCGCCTGTTGAAAATCTTGTTGAATATAAAACAATAACATTTCTTGTTCAGTCTTCTTCTAGGTTCTTTTTAAAGGCTGATATTGGTGAGGTAATCGACCAATTAGATTTTGACGACTTTCACTGTCCAAGTTTTAAGGCGATTTGTGTAAATGGAGATGAATATAAAGGTTTGGATGGAACAGAAGGTGAACACTTTTTAATGACAGCAACATTGTTTAAATAATAATTAAAATAAAAATAAAAAAATGAAAAAAATCAGTTTAATCTTAATCGGAATCGTATCAATTTTTGCAACTTCTTGTACTGAATCTTCTAAAATCAGTGATAAAATTGTTGTTTCACAAATTAATATTATTGAAAATGGTCAAGACTCTCATAAATATGAGGTTGAATTAAAAACTAATGGACATACTAAATCTTTGTATTACACCAATCATCGTTATCAAGTTGGAGATACATTAGATGTATTAGTAGCAGTAAATGAAAATACTGCCAATTTAATAAATAAGTATAAGTTTCAGGCAGATTCTCTAAGAAAAGAATTACAATTTAAGGATTATTATTTGTCATTGTTAAAAGAAAAAATTATATTTGATTCTATAAAAAAATAAAATGGAACAAATATTACACTTAATTGGCTTATGCCCTGATAGCATTTCACATATTGATATTTTAGATGTCTTTGTATGTTATTATAATGAAATTCAACAATTATTTAACCTAATTAAATTACGTTCATGAGTACCAAACTTTTTAGAATATTTTCAACTATCATATTAGCTGTAGTAGCAGCTGTACACTTTGGCATGTATAATGATAATATGTTAAGTGGTTGGGATTTATTTACTTGTACAATTGGTTATTTATCAATATGGGGTATTTTAATGATGCTTCAATTTAAGGATGATGTAGATATTTAAATGTACACGAGATTTCCAAAATACTTAGCAAGACCTTCAGATGGAGTAGTGTTTTCTTTGAATGAAGATGGTAAAACTTATTCTTTAAAAGAAAGCAAAGAAAAATTCCCTGATAATTTACATCACAAATATAAGTTCAGTAATTTAATTGCCTTAGATTTTTATGCAGTTGAAGAATCAGAATTTCCTGCTCTTAAAAAACTCCAAGATGAATACTATGAGTTTTTATCTTGGAAAACTAGAAGTGACGGACATGGAGGATGTAAAGGTGGAACAATTGAAGAATTTAAAAAATATAAAAATAAACTAAAAAAATAGAAATCATGCCTTGCGACGGAAGTTATATGAATCCAACTGAGTTGGAAAAAAATTTGAGTCAAGTTTATGGATTACTTGATGAATTGAAAACTGGGAAGTTATCAAAAGATTATGGTAGTGGTTATGACAATAGAATTTATAACAAAGGTTTAAAGCAAGAACATCTTGATAAAAAAGTTGCCGAACTTTGTTCTGCAATAACTAAAAGTAAATTCAAAATAACAAAATACTCTCTTGAAATGCAAGTTTGGTGGAGAGACCATCAAAAAGCAGATAAAGAAAGATTGAAAAAAGAAGCTAAAGAGGAAAAGGATGCAGTGGCTCGTAAAAAAGCTTTAGCTAAACTAACGCCTGCAGAAAAAAAATTACTTAATTTAAAATAAATAGAAATCATGGAAAATAAAATCCCAAATAAAAAAGTTCATATTTTCGGAGGAGGCACATTCTCTCATGTAAGAAACCACTTAGCCTTAGCTGCGCCAGCATTTGGTACTACAGCAAAACGTCTTTATGAATTATGTAAAGAAAGATTTGATACAATGGATGTATATTTACATCTCACAAAGATGGCTGACCCTAATTCGAATTTAGTTACAAATCAAGATGTAGAGGCTAAATTAAAAGAATTGCATGATGACTTTACTACAGAAGTTATCTTTATGAATGCAGCTCTTTGTGACTATGATGGTAGTATTGTAGAGGAAACACGTATAACTACAACGTTTCACGGAAAGATTGAAGTTCCTATAAAAACTAAAAGCGGTAAATATGAAGAACGTCTTAAAACTAAAGATGGAAATCAAAAGATGATTTTAGAGCCTGCCAATAAACTTTTAAAACAAATCCGTGAAGGACGTAAGGATATTACTGTAATTGCATTCAAGACAACTTGTGGTGCAACAGAGAGAGAACAATATCTTGCAGCTTTAGATTTAATGAAAAAAAACTCAGTGAATCTTGTACTCGCTAATGATACAAAAACTCACTTAAACATGATTATTACTCCTGAAGAGACTCAATATCATGTTACTACAGACCGTGAAGAAGCCTTAAAACAATTAGTTGATATTGCATTCTTCCGTGCTCACTTAACGTTCACCCGCTCAACTGTTGTTGAAGGTGCGCCAATTCCTTGGAACTCTGACTTAGTATTTTCTTCTCTTAGAAATATTGTAAACTACTGTATTAACAGCAATGCTTATAAGCCTTTTAATGGAGCAACTGTGGGTCACTTCGCTTGTAAGATTGGTGATAAAGAATTCTTAACATCAATTCGTAAGAGCAACTTTAATGACCTTGAAAAAAACGGCTTAGTTAGAGTTGTAACTGATACTGATGATACAGTTATAGCTTATGGTGCTAAGCCATCTGTAGGAGGTCAATCACAACGTATTATCTTCTCTGAACATAATGACTATAATTGTATTGTTCACTTTCACTGCCCAATTAAGCCAGGTTCTAAGGTTCCTGTAGTAAGTCAACGTGAGTATGAATGCGGTTCGCACAACTGCGGGAGAAATACTAGTGCGGGATTAAAACGCTTTGGTAATTTATCAGCAGTAATGTTAGATAATCATGGTCCTAATATCGTGTTTCATCATAGCATTAACGAACAAGAAGTAATAGATTTTATCAATGAAAATTTTGAGTTGTCATTGAAAACTGGTGGGCCAGTTTCTTTAGAGCAGAAAAAAGAGGTTATTGCTTAATAGCATACCAACCTATAAATTTTTCATATAAAGAAATTGTTTTTTTAGGAGTCATTTTGCTTGTATAAATTGGTTTGCCTTCATTCAGATAAGAATTACTTAAAGCTGAGGAAGGTAAACCATTTTCTTTGCAAACAACTTCAAAATTTCCATAACAACTATATATTAAATCGCCTGTGGAATTAAAAATATTTACTTTTATAGCAGCAGGGTTACTTGATTGAGTTTGTTTACCTTTTCTTTGTTTACTCATTTTATCTATAGTTTCTTGTGATGCTTTTCGTCCAGTATTAAATTCTTTTAAAATTTTTAGTTGCTCTGGAGTATGTCTTGAATGACCCTTATTTGCTTTTCTCTGCTTTTCCTTAGTTTCTTCAGAGATAGTCCTATTACAATTAGCTGCATATTGTGCATCAGTTTGTTTCTTACCTTTTCTTTGTTCACTCCATAATTGCTTAGTTTCATCTGAAACAATTCTACCAGAGCTACCTTCACCTCCTTCAGTTAAATTACAAAGAGTACCTGTTTTAAGGTCAATTCGACCATATTTAGCTATGAGTTCTATTTCCATTTTCAGAGCATCTTCATCAGAGAGGTCATTTTGCACTTTTTCAATTATTGGTTCCAGGCCAAGTTCTTTAATCTTTATTAATTTACGCTCAAGAATTGGATTATGGCACTTTTTATTGACATGATGATACATACGGTCATCTATACCCTTACCAACGTATATAGGCTCAATAGGAGTCTTTCTTGGGTCGTAATATATGTAAACGTAGGCCATAGTTATTTAAGTAATTCATATTTAATTTCATCATTCTCATGTTCCCAACGTCCCAAAATGGAATGAACATATAGTTCTTCTAAGACAACTTCAATTTGTTCTAAAGTCACTGGAAAAATTGGCTTATGTAATTGTTTGTGAATATCCTGACTAGAAAATGGATTGGTCTTTTTCATTAACAATGTTTTTGTTAAAACAGCATAGTAAATGCTCTGCTTAACATTTTCATTAAGGTCATTTTCTATAAGTTCTCTGATTCTCTCAGACATTCCAATATCATTTTTAAGGCAATGGAGTTTATAGTTTTTTCGTAATTCTGTAGGGACAAGAAGGTTTATCCTGGATTCCTTATTTTCTTTTTTTATACTCATATGAATAAATATGTATAAAATTTTGTTTTTCTAAAAAAGATGCTTATATTTTAAAAAATAATTATATGGAATATACTATCATAGAAAATGGAGATTATTATAATAATCTGGATAAATTTTTTACAATTTTAAGTGGTAATGCTGAAATTGAAAAAGAATACTTAGAAGAAGAAACTAAAAAAATATTAAATAATGTAAATACTTTTTTGGTTTTTGATTGTCGTGTCAAAGATGATTTTTTTTCTAGTTGGAGTGGATACAAAAAAGAAGAAAGATTAATGTTTGAAGAGAAAGGTTATTCAAAAACAATTTCTTTTTTTGTTAGTGATTTTAAACAATTAGAAAATTTTTTATTAGCACTAAAAGAGAAAGGAATTTCTTATTTTAAAGTTTTTAGTACTTTAAAAAACCAACAAAATCCCACTCTTTTCAATTGTCCAGATTGTTCTGCTGATTTAGAAATAGATAATAATACTAAGGAAGTAAAATTTATAAAACACAATTAAATTATGAAAAAAATTAGATTAGAGAATAGCATTGAAATTTCTCATGGAAGTGGTGGAATACATTTCTTTGTGGAAGAATTAGAAAATGAGCAGGTGAATATTCCACAATTGGTTATTGACATAACTGCTAATACAAATTTGGTAAATAAAATTGAGATTAAAATGACACCTGAAAGATTAAAAAAACTAGGCGCTTTTTTAATAGAATGTGGTGAAAAATGTGAATCAAATTATAAAAACCCAGATTCAACTCCATGGGGAGGCATTGTGAATAGTAAGTTTTATAAGAGAGATTCTAAAGGAAATCAAATAGATTAAAATATGAAAGTAGAAATTAAGTTAGAAAGTAGCGCTGTTGAATTAAATGAAAAATCAACACAAAAATGGAATTCTGTAAATTTGTTAACTCCAAAATGGGGTGGAGATGGAGCTTGGGGAGGAAATTATTTATGTATAGTTGAAAGACCATCATCTAAAGATTCTCTTGGATATGTTGAAGGCGGTGTCTCTAGGACAGTAGAATTATGCTATTATAATGACCTTGCAAAAAAATGGCAAGATAAAGACAGAGAATGGGTAGAAGTTACTCATTGGACACAAATTCAAGAGTTGCCATTCCATAACACTACTCTTATAACTCGTGAAGATATGCTTTTAAAGATTGATTCTGGAGAACTAAAGATGATTCATCACATGAAAGAAACAGATGAAAATTATCAACTTTTTAGAAGTGTAGATTTAGCAAGTGTTTCGTATAATGAACCATTATATTATTCGAGCACGAGAAGTCAACATATTGAAGATTATATGTATGCAATTTTAGCGAAGTAAAAAGTTGGTTTTCTTAAACTTTTCTATTATATTTATAAAGGTGAGTATAACCAAACTCACCTTTTTTACGTTTAAATAATTATGAGAAAATTATTACTTATATTGATGTTAACACTAAGTCTTATTGGATTTAGTCAAACTTATCCTATTAATCAACCTTTTAATAGTGTTGCAACTTGGACATGTACAAATGGCTCAGGTCTTCAAACATATGGGCCAGGCTTAAATTATTTGACAACAAATATTGGTACAACTCCATACCCTAATTCGTCAACAATCATAATGACAAGTCCTGTGTATAGTTTCACAAATTGTGTAGGTATTTTATCTCTTACTTTTCCAATTAGTGGATATATTGAGGCTACATATGATTATATGTACTTTGAGTATTCAACTAATGCAGGTGCAAGTTGGACCACAGTTGTAGGACATACTGGTAATAGAAATAATATTTACAATTATATATTATCTAATAATATTAACAGATTTAGGTTCAGATTAGTTACAGATATTTCTGTTAATAGTTCAGGTGGGTCTGTTTTTTATTACGATATTGATTATTTTAATATAGGATGTACAAATGCGCTTCCAATAGAGTTATTATATTTCAGTGGTGATAAGCAAGCTTGCAATCAAAACTTATTAGCCTGGGCTACAGCCACAGAATCTAATAATAATTACTTTCAGCTAGAAAGAAGTATAAATGGGGTTGAATTTATCACACTAGGAAAAATACCAGGTGCTGGTACCTCTTTAGAAACAAAGCAATATAAATATGTTGATACAAAACCAGAATCTGGCTTGAATTATTATAGATTGACTCAAGTAGATTATGACGGAACAGCAACTCAATCTCACATCATTGACATAGATAATGATTGTAAGGAAGGTCTAAATGTTAGTAAGATTACAAATTTGCTTGGCCAGGATGTTAGTGAGGATTTCCATGGGCCAAGGTTTATATTTTATACAGATGGTTCAGTGATTAAGAAAGTAGGCGAATAACCTATTTCTTTGATTTTTTTTCTTCTGGCCATTCTAGGTAACCTAATAAAAAAGGAGCCCTAATTAGGTTAGTTTCTAAAACCTCAAGATAATTTTTAGTTGGTGTACTTAATTTGCCATCTCTTGAATTTATTTCATCTATTGCTTTTTGTACTTGTTGTTGATAGGCTTCTACTACGTTTTTTAGCTTACTGTCTTTTACTTTACTTTTCATTTTACTAATAATTTGTCTATAAATATAAAAAGAATACATGTTTTTTAATTATATTTATATTAAAATACACAAGATGAATTTATCAGAGTCATATAAGAAAAGATTGAAGCTATTATCAGGAATATTATCTGAATCAGATGTAGAAGCTGGTATAGACTTAGATAGTGTTGTACATTCTTATTTGCATGCTGCCTTATGGACAAGTGAGCTTGATTCTGAATACGACACTCATGAAATTGATGATGATTCCATCTCTAAGGCTGTTGCTGATTGTAGAAGATTTGTGGAACTGGCTGGAGATTTATTAAATGGCTTAGAGGAAAGTGAAATTGGTCATGATTTCTGGTTGAGCAGAAATGGTCATGGAGCAGGTTTCTTTGACAAAGGTCTTGGAGAAATTGGAGATAGATTACAAGAAATTGCTCGTTCCTTTAGGGAAATTAATGTTTTTCCACCTGAAGAACCAGGCGAAAAAATACACATAGAATAATTATTCCCTATCTATCATTATTTCGATTATTGGTTTACCATCCAGGTCTGAAATTAAGTCATAAATTATATCAGTTACCTTAAGACCAATTACTTTGCTTCCATCTGTAGTAGTGGTTACAATTCTTGAGCCTACTCCCATTCCTAGGATTGATTCCTTATTTGGAAATTTTAATGGATGGTCAATATAATTACAGATTATTTTAATATCCACTCCATCATAGGGACTACTCTTAATTGGTTGAATATCACCTAGTTTTTGATTAAGCTCTTCTATTTTTTTTTCATAAGCTTCTAAAAGAGTTTTTTCTTTTCCACTAAATGAGTTCTGAAGTTCTTCTAGCTTTTTGTTAACATTCTCTTCTATTTTTCTACTTTCCTGTGCTATTTTCTCTTCTTCTTGTTCTTTTAGACGGCTAGTTTCATTTTTTATAGTAAATCCTTGAAGAGTTCTATTCCCCTTTGAATATTCCTTAATTAAATCCAACTTATATTCATCAGTATCCTTCTTTGGGTCATAATATGAGGCAGACTTACGGTTATACTTCAAAAGGACCATGTCAACAGCAGAATATTCCATGCCAATATATTTCTCAATTAATTTGGGAATGAACTCAATATAATCAGGATTATAAGCATTATATAGGTCAGTTAGCAGCAATGTAAAATCTTCTTTTCTCATCTTGGATTATTTTTAAATAAATATAACAAAAGAAGTCGAATTTAATGTTTGTTGGGATATTTATTAAAAACAAAAAATATGTCTCACTTAAAGAAACACAGCCTTACTGGAACAACTGACCACGATTTAACAGGTTTAATTCCAGGTCAGTTATTAAACATTGATGCCTCTGGTACTACAATAGCTAGTAGTGGTGTTTATGCTCTTTCTGGGACTGTTACTGCAGCAACATATTATTCAGGCTCAACACCATTACAAACCATCTTAGATTCAATTTCTGGCGGCGGAGGGGGCGGTGGTTTCACTGGTTGGACCAATGGAAGTGGATTAGGCTCTATTATAGCAAATAATGGAACTAATAATATAGCATCCAGTTACTTCTCTATTGTTGGAGGAACTATAAATTCTGCCACTAGTGTGAATAACTTTATTGGAGGTGGATATAAAAATGAGGCTGGAGGACCTTATTCATCTATTGTAGGTGGTAAGCAAAATCTCATTAATTCTTCTGGTCAATTATCGGCAATAGTAGGAGGAGCATCTAATTCAGCAACATCAGTATTTACTTTTATTGGTGGAGGTCTTTATAATCAGGCAACAAGTCCATACGCATCTATTGTAGGAGGTAAATTAAATTTAGTAGGTCATTACTCTTATGCTTCTACAATAGGTGGTGGAATAGGAAATAGAGTTTTAAGTTCTTATGCAGCAGTAGTAGGAGGATATAAAAATTTAGCAAATGCTAGTGGTGTATTTATTGGTGGTGGTACAGAAAATTCTGGATTTACTCTAAATAATGTTGTTGTCGGAGGTTTAAGAAATTCTGCATCAGGTTTATATTCTTCAATATTAGGAGGATATAAAAATATAGTATCAGGAGAATACTCTGCAATAGCAGGAGGTAAACTTAATCTATTAAAATCAGTTAAATCATTTATTGGAGGAGGTATTTTAAATACAGCCAATACAAGTACATATGCTGCTATTGTTGGTGGCTCACAAAATTTAATTGAAAATAATTATGGTTCTTTTATTGGAGCTGGTAATGTAAATAGAATATTTGGTAATTATTCTGCTATTATAGCAGGTGCTGTTAATATGTCTAATGGTTATGCCTCTTTAATAGGAGCTGGTAAATCAAATTCTGCGATAACATCATATTCAACTATTGTTGGTGGTAATTATAATTTAGCATCTGGCTCAAGGTCTTTTATAGGAGCTGGAAATGCTAATAAATCAACTGGA